GATTTATCAGCATCTGTTGTTGCTGTGTTTTCTTCTCCTGTTGATTGTCTTTCTGATGGGAATAAGGCATCCATAATCTGTTCAAAATCATCCCACCTCCAATTGTTAGGATCAAAATATAAATTATTATCTAATAAACGTTTAGGGATAAAATTAATAACTTCTTCTTTTGAAAATAATTTATTTCCCTCATTATCTTCAATACCATTAGTTATACCTTGTTTTAATTTTCCTCTTTTATTCATAAAACGAGCAGTATAACTTTGAGCTGTTTCTTTATCAATGTTTTCTTTTGATACAAACTTTGCTACTGCTGCTTTTTTAATTTGCTCTGGGTTTTCTGGTATAGATTTAAGTAATCTAACTATATCAGCATATGAATATTGAGTAATATCTAAGTATTTCTTACTTTGCTTTAATTCATCAGGTAATACAAGTATTGGTAATCTACTAGATAGTGAGTCCTTTTTTTGGTCAAAAGTATTAATTAACTTTAATGCTAAATCAGGAGTAACATTAGAATCTTCACCTATCCAACGGTCCGTAACTTTTTTTATTATTGCATCACTATATTCTTTTAATATTGTTGTAAATCTAATCATAATATGGTTATAAATATTATAAGATTATTGATAATACTTAGTGTAATCTTCTTTTATGTAAAGATTGAATTTAGGTAGTTTTAGGTTTTTTATAGCTAATTCTACCATATTTTTATTTACTCTAGCTACTTGTTGTTCATCTCCAGTTAATTGCCATGTTATATTAAATGGTAAATATAATTGCCACAATATTTGAGGATCTTTTGCTATTAATTTATCGTATTGATCTTTATTTATTTCAATATATAATATTTCGTTTGTTTTTTTACAAAAAAATCTTCTAAACTCTCCGTTTTGATAATCTTGTTGTGTTGGTTGTTGTGGATTATAATAAGGAGTGTAAGTTATTTGTTGTTGTGGTTTTAGATTATTATAAATAGAATTACTTTTAGGGTCTTGGTTTTCATTATTGTAAACTAATCCATCATAGTTGTCAGCTAATTGAATAAATGATTTTCCTGTTAATTCTGTTTCAGCTGTAGCTTCCCAAAAATCTTGGGTAATTGGAAAAAGTTCTAAATTAGGAAGATCATTAGGGGTTTTACCTGTAAAGTATTTTCCTTTACTTGTTTTAAAATAATATCCAGTATAACTTTCTCCATTAATGAAAAATTCATTTCCATTTGTATATAAATTAGGGGTGATTTGTGATAATGGATAATACATAATTACATTCCTTTAAATAAATCTTGGTATCTTACATCAGTAGCTAAGGCTTTTATTTTAGCATCATTAATACTTTTAGGTAAAGCTGTTGAACTTACATTAAATCCATTTCTGATTTCTATTTTGAATCCTTTATCCTCATATAGTGTGCTTACTAATTTATTTAAAGCCTCAGTAGATTCATTTTTTGCAGGGTTTAAATAATTTGTACCTATTCCATCAGGATTACCTTGAGCATTTTTATTTTTAAAATTAAATTGAGGGCCAGGACCTATACATCCTGCTAACCACCCTGGTGCTTTAGGAGCAGTATGTATTAATACCCAAGTTCTATCTGTTGGATTTGATCCTGGAATTCGTTTCCATTGTCCTGATTCACTTCCTACTAACCAAAAATGTTTACCATATTTAGATGTTTGTCTACTGTTTACTAAATAATTACCTGTTGGAATACAACTACTTCCGTTTTGATTATTTTTCCAAGGTAATTCTACTGTAGCCAATCTATATATAATATTAACATGATTCACATCATATATTTCTAAAATTCCTAAAGTTTGTGTGCCATCATCTAAAATACGTGTTAATGTAGCTCTATTTTTAGCTTGTTCCGGTGGTAAATTAGATTGGTAATAAAATGTTGGAGATGTTGTACTATATTCTTGTGGTTCTCCTCTATTTGCACTTCTTTCTGCTTCACTAGATCCAGTAATAGCAAATGGATTTTTAGGAATAGCCATTGATTCAATACTAGTAGTCCATTCATTGTTATCAATAACATGATTTATACCTTTAATTAAAAATTCTAAAGTACCAGGATAATTTGTTGGTAAGAAATTAGTATCAATAGTAAATTTTTGGTATACTTTCATTCCTGATAGTCCATCCATTTTTAAAGATAAATCAAATGGTAAAAATCCACTATTTGCTGATGATATAGTTGGATCGAATTTTACATTTTTTTCTATTTCAGCGTATTGATAATATTCTAATAGTTGCGTTTGAAGATTTTTATAATCTTGTATTGAATCTAAAACATAGTTTGGGAGTTTTTTATTAACATTAGTTCCTAAATCTATAATAAAATTATCAAAAGAAGTAAGAGCTGCTTTATATTGAACCTCTAATGGTTTTGGCGTTTCTATTGTTTCTTCTGTTTCATCAGCATTTGTTATTTTTTCTTTAAATCTATCTGTTAAACCATTATTCATTCTAGATAAAGAAGTAGCATCTGCTCCTTTTATATATCCCTGTTTTGTTGATCCAATAGTAATCATTGTAGCTAATTCTGGTGATACAGTTGTAGTAAAACTTAAATCTTTAATAAAACCAGCATGTGGTACTTTATTACCATAAATACTTTCTAATGTTCCAGCATAATACCCATATGTATCAAATATTACTTCTTCTGTTGATATATCCTTATAAACATCTGTAATGTATTTTGATTTTAATATAGCATCTTTATCTGGAAGTGCTACATCATCTACAATTCTAATAGTATTTGTTTCTGTGTCAATTATTGGTTCTAATTTGTTGAAATTTCCTGTTGATTCATTGTATCCTTTACATAAAGCATCCAATAAACCATACAAAGATATTTTACCTTTATTATCTTTAATTTCATCTATTTTATTAAGAATCCATTCCATATTAAAATAAATATTCATTATATTTCCATATTTACCTTTAATATTAGTATCACCATTAAAATCTATTATAAAATCATCAGCACCCGGTATAAAATCATATTTTTGACCTTTAGATGTAACATAAATTGATTTTTTTACATAACATACTTTAGGATCTGCACTAATTGTATATGGTTGGGTGTAAATAATATTACCTATTCTATTAAAATCTACGTCTATTAACTTAATATTTGGATCATTATTTATATTAGGAATTACTTTTGCTTTTAAAAAGGATAAAAAAGCACCAAATCTTATGTAATATCCTTGCGATCCACCTTCAAATGTTTGTGAAAAATATTCTATATGTGAATATAATTCATTTTTATCTGGATCAGTATAACTTACTTTGTATGGTGTTAAACCATATACATCTGGGGAGTTTTCATTTAAAAGATCATATATTAATTTAAATTCTTTTCCAATTTCATGGGCTTGTTCAAATGATTCTATTGGACTTGTTGGGTTAAAAAATTCACCAATAGCTGATATTCCTCGTTCTAGTAAATTAGAGTTTCTCTTTTCTTGAATTTCTGTAGTTTGAGTTTGAGTTCCACCTAGTAAAGTATTTGCTTTTAAAGATTCAATAACATCTCCTAAACTTATTAATTTTATTGTGATATCATATTTTCCATCATTAGTAACAGTCCAAGTAAAATTAACTACTTTAGCAAATATAGCATCATAATTTCCAAACGATGCTAATCTATATCTATCTATTAATGGTAATATTGAATTATATGTTAATGGAATTTGTTTACTACTATCATTAGGATCAGGACAATTTCCTTTAAACCAATAACCCATTAAAGAATATGGATTATCTTTTATATAATTACCTTTATCGTCAAAATAAGAGCTTTGCCCCCACTCTAATAAAACACTATATCCTAAACGCATATATAATAAATCAATTATATCAAATTGTTGTCTATTATTTGCTTGGATTTTTACTGTTGCTGTTTTTATTGAGCCTCTTGTTTCCGTTCTAATTTCAGCTGAAAGTATACCAGGCATTGGTCTTAAACCGAATTCTGTACCTCCTAAACCATAAGCTCCTGTATTAAAAATACTGCCATCAAATGCTATTCCTTGATTATTTTTAAATGAGTTATTATCAGGATTATAAGATACAATACCATTAAATAATACATTATTTTTTGCAAGTTGGGTTCCAGCAGGAATATTTAAATTTCTAATAGGTGTTGTTTGGTCAATACTTACACTAGACATTAATTTACACCATCCACTTCTAGTATTTAAATATGTTAATTCTGTATTGTTTCTATTTATAGAACCATATACTTTTTGACGCTGTGCAATTTGATTTGCTATTTTTTCATTAATACCTTCACCTACTATATTCATACATTAACCATTTATTGAATTAAAATCATTTATCACATTTTGATAGTTTGCAGGAATTCTAATTTGTATTCCTTCTGGCGCTACTAATGAGTTTTGTGGTAAATCTGATGGTAAATCGGTTCCTGCTACTGCTGTATTTGCTATAGAAATTACCCACCATAAAGAACTATCATTGTAAAACTGTTGAGCTAAAGTATCAAATCTATCTCCTTGTGTTGTATATACATAAATATCATTAGAGGATAAAGGAACCTCAGGATAACGTGAAGTTACATAAACTACATTTCCATCTATTTTTGTTTTTGGTATGTTTTGATATCTATTCATTATATTTTAATTACCAACTTCCTCCTGCACCGCCTCCGCCGAAGCCTCCGCCGCCAAATCCGTTCCTTGGTTTTTGTGGGATAAATAATTCAGGATTTGAATATTTGTCATCAGGAATACTATAACGTGGGGGTACTGATGTTTGAGGTGGAGGAGGAATATATTTTGGATTTTCAATTTTAGGATTTATTAATCTTTTTTCATCTGTATTCGTTTCGTTTGCTTCAGGTGTTACATCTGTCGGTGTAACATCAGGAGCAGTACTACCATATTCATTTCCTGTAGGATCTTCTAATGATATATAATGTTTATAATCATTATCAAAATATTGTACTTCAGGTCTGAATTTTTGTATAGGTGTAAAATTACATGTTACTTTAAGAATATGGGGTAATTGTTTAATTTTTGTGTCTCTTTCTCCATCAACATCTATTCCTATTTCCCATGTTGTATCTTCACTAATATCATACGTTAAACTAGTAATTATACCTGGTTGTTCATATATATAACCTCCAATAGTAAATTGAACCATATTACCTCTCATATAACCATTAGGACTATACTCAGGAGTTAAAGATGATGCTAAATAATTTAATCTTTTATACATTGGAATTAACTCTTGTTTAGATTGAGCTGCTACTGTCCAAGATAATGACATTTGTCGAGTAAACCCATTATAATTATAAAAACTTTCACCTCTTCCTAGATATTTTGTTGGATTCCATTCTGCAGTATATGCATCTGATATTGAATTTAAAAATGCTCTAAAATGTAAAAATGTTTTTAAAGTAGGAGTATTATTGTCTATAATTGCTATTCTAAAATTACATAAATCTGATATTGTATCGTCTGCTTCTGTATCTTTATAGCTAAGTAGTGCATTTATATCATCTAGTGGGCCTGTTCTTCCTCCTGAGTATACTACACCATTAGTATAATTAGCATAGCTTTTACCTGCTCGTGCTCCAGGGCCATCACCATTTAAACCACCTATTTTAACTCTTTTTTCTATACTTTTATCTATATAATTTGGAGCTTCTGTTAATTGACCAGCATCTATAGCTTTTTGTTTAGAACCTGCTGACACTTTTTCTAATTTATCTCTTAGAACTGCTCTAAAATCTCGAATTGCAGGTGAAAAAGATAATTTACCAGGATTATTTTTTTCATCTATTAAATCTGTTTGAGAATAAGTATAAGTATTATTATTCCTAATTAATTGATTATTTTTTAAAGAACCAGAATTATATACATTATTATAACTTCCACTGTTGTTAATTTTAGACCCAGAAGCTAGTGTTTGATATGTGTTACTAACTCTATTTGTTAAACTAGAAGTATTTTTAGTTGCAATATCATATTGTGGATTCCATGATTTTTCACCAGTTATTTGTAAAATAGTTCCTTGATTTTGAGAAACTTTTACATTAAATTTAGGTAAATCTTGTTTTCCAAAACTACCTGATTTTATTTGATAAGAATCATAAGTCCATGATTGACTAACATTAAATATTAAACCACTTTCTTGTATAGCGTCTATATTTAAAGTATTAGGTTCTGTTTTTATGTTTTTTTGTATAAAACTTCCACCAACTCCTATTATTCTTTGATTTTCAGGAACTATTTCGTCAACTAATTTATTATTTTTTATATAAGGGGATTGTTCACGTTCAATCTCTAAAGATTTATTATTTTCAATATTACGTGAATTTTGAATTGTAACATAATTTAAATAATTACTAGAAAATTTTTTCTTTTTACCCCATATAAAATCAGAACCTTTAGTGTATTGAGGTATATCAGTATTATTTTGAAGAATTGTTCCTGCTTCTTGTGGTGTGTTTACATCAAATAAAGGTAAAACAGATGATGTATAATTTATATATTTTGATTTTGAAACATCATAAATTTTATATTTACCTGTAGTTGTCCATGATTGGCTAGGATCAATAAGTATACCACCTTGTGATATTTGATTATTATTTAATGTATCAATAGATCTTGAAGATCCCTTGTAAAAATATATTGGATTAGTTTTGGCTAATGAATTATTTACACCTGTTCTTTGATCTGCAAATCTTATATTAGTTTTTCCTACTCCTAAAGTAGATCCTGGTCCTCCTGAGTATGAAAGTAATAATGGATTTAAACTAATTGGGTCAGTTGCGAATCCTTTAATTCCTGGAAGAGAGCCTCTTTTATTTATTATTTTTTCATCGTATAAACTATATAACCTATTATCTTCAGGCTGTTGATTATTAGTTACTGTTTCTGAATATGGTATTATTAATGATTGTTTATTTAAATGAATTCCAAATGCTACTACACCAGCTTGTGCTATAGTAGTTAATGGATTATAAATACCTTCATTTAATCCTTTACCACTTGCTTGAGTACGAACAGCTGTGCGTGATAATATCTGTTGTTTAGAAGCAAATAGTAAACCACTAGGTGATTTTAGATCACCAAACATTTTTGTTAATCTTAAAGCATCAGTAGCAGAATTTGAAACTGCTAAAGTTCCTCCTCTTAAAATAAAATCTTTATTAACAGCTCCTAAATTACTTATGTCATCAGGAATTGGAATTTGAATATAGGGTTGGCCACTACTTCCTCCATCAATTCTATCTTTACCATAAGGGATATTAGTCAAACCAGGCTGATTTCCGTTGCCGGTATAACCTTGTCCGCCATTATAAAACTTAAAGTTTTTTGGATCTGTAAGTAGGTTTATTAACCCCATTTAATTATTTAGGTAAGTTATCTAAATAAGGTAATTTACCAGCTACTTTTGGTATTGTTCCATTTAGATCTAACTGTGATGGTTGTGGTAGTATATTTGGTACACCATCTCTATATTCATTATATGCTGCATTTACATCTATAAAATTACTCCCATTTAATGAATATGAAGGTTGTCCTCCATTAGCATGTAATTTTGATTGTTTTGTTGCACCTGGATTAATAGGTGGTGTTGCTCCATTGTCTACACTGAATGGTGTTCCTTGAGTTTTTAATTTATCTAATAGTCCCATGATATTTGTTTTTGATTATAAATATTATAAATTATTGAACTTGAAAAGTATTTGTGCTCATAGAATTACTAAATTTAGTTGAGTTATTACCTACACCTTTAGCTACTTTTTCACCATCCATTTCTACTGAAACTTGAACTGGTCTGTTATTTATTTCTTTAGCTATTGATATTGCTACGGCTGCTGCCATTTTATTATAATCAATAGTTAGTGGTGGTGGATTTATTGGTTTGTTTATTTTATTATTATTAATTGGTTGTGATAATGGAGAAGATGATTTATTGCCTCCTAAATCAGTACCAGCTATTATTGTATCTTTATCGTTTAACGCTATTGCACCTTCTGGTGCTAATAATGTGCGTTTACCATATCCTTCAGGTGATGATATTAAATCATCTGCTGCTACAGCTTTCATAACAGCATATCCAGCTAATGCTGCTGCTACTGCTACTGCTGCCCCTACCCCAAAAGTTAAAGCAGCACTTGAAGTTAAAGTAGCTAATGCTATTTGATTTTTTATAATTAATTCTAAAGTAGCTCTTCCTATATTTTTTAATATAGCAGCTCCTTGAGCTATTATACTACCTAATATTGTTTGAGATAAAAAGGCTGAAATTGCTGATAATTTATTATCTTCTCTTTTCATAATTAAATTATATGCTAATACTGCTCTTTGAAAACCTAAGTTAGCTAAAATACTACCTCCTAATCCTAGTTGAGTTGTTTGGGATTTGGTTATAAATGCTTGTATTGCTGAAATTGATGTTAAGACAAGTTGTGTACTTTTTAATATAGCATAACCAGCAGCAAGGGGGCCTAATATTTTTCCAAAAGCACCTGCAATATTTCCTACTATACCACCAATAACTGATAATATTGGGGCTAATATATCTACTATAGGAGATATCACTTTTAATATAGGGCCTGCTAAACTAACAAATATTTCTTTTAATTTTTCAATCGAAGCATTAAAACGTTCTTGAATAGATTGAGAAGCTAACTGTTGACCATATTTTTCATCACCTAATTTTTGAATAGCTTTTTCATAACCATATTGTTTAACTAAATCATCAAATTTTTCTTTAGCGGCTGCAGCATCTTTTAATCCAATTTTAGCTAAAGCTTCTCTTTCAATTAATGAAGCTGCTAAATCTTCTCTAGTCATACCAACAGATTTAGCTAATGCTTCTTGTGCTATAACATTTGTATTAGTAAAATCAGCAGCTGTACCTATTTGTCCTGCTATTTCTCTTGCTACTCCAGCTATATCATTATTTAAAGCATACATACGAGCACGCTCTAGATTTAAATCTTTACCTGTTATTAACTCAGCTTCTAATTCTGAGGATATAGATGATTCAAAATTAAGTAAAGATTGAGATATTGCTTCTACTTTTTCTAAATTTGCTCCTAATGCTTTTGCTTGAGCCACGGCTTGAGCTAATTTACCTGAATGCATTCCTAAAGATAAAGTTGTTGCTTTAGATGCTTTAGCTACATCTTCAACAATTTCTTTTTCATTTAAAGCTAATTTATTAGTTATATTAAATGCTTTAGCTTGACCTAATATTTTAGCTGTATTATCTGATAAATCTGTTCCTGTTGCTACTGATATTTTAGAAAGACGAGCTGCAGTTTCATTTGTGTAACCAGCTACTTCTGTTAATTGAGTAAAATCTTTTAATAATTCTCCACTAAGCATTGTTGCTGTTCCAAATTCTTTATTAACAGCTATTAATGATTTTTGTAATGCTAAAGTTGTAATATTAATATCTCCACTTGAATTAGCTATATTATTAAGTTCATTTCTTAAATTATTTGCTTCATTATATGAAGTACCAAATGCTTTTGCTAATTCTCCTGTTGCCTTATCTGATTTTATAAGAGCATCAATTATTTGTTGTATAACAAATAAAGTTATGTTTGCTGGATTTGTAAGTGATGATTTAAGTTGATTACCTAATGATTTTAATCCTGCTCCTAATCCTTGAACGCCACTTTTTGTTGCTTTAGTAGTATTTTCAGCTTCTTCACGAATTTCTTTAAAATCAATACCTAAATTTTTTAATACTGGGATTCTTTCTAATCCTTTTAACGCACCTCCAAAAATACCTAATTGTTTTTGTATTTCTTTTCTTTTTTCTTCTTCTTTTTTTAATTCAACATTTATTTTTTCTAATTCTTCTCGTTGTTTTTTAGTAATATAAAACTGTTTAGAAGAAAGACTCATATTTTTAAAATTACTTTCTATTAGTTTTTCATTGGTATATATTTTATTTCTAAGTTCTTTTATTTCATCTTTACGAAGATCTCTTTCATCTTTAGATAAAGATAATATATTACTTAATTCTTTATATTGTTTAACAACAGCTTTATTAAAATTTTCAATATTGTTTATTCTGTTAGCATCTTTTTCTGCTTTTTGTTTACCAAGAGCATTTAATTGACTTTCTAAACTGGTTTCAAATAATTTAGCTTTATTAATTGTGATAATATTTCTAGAAATTTGTTTTTGAATATCTTCTATTTCTTCAAATTCTAATCTTTGATCACGTATAGCTCTATTTATTTTTTTATTAATATCTAATATGCCAGATTCAAAAACACTTCTTCTAGATTCAATACCTAAAATATCTTTTAAGTCTTCTACTAGTGTTGAAGATAAATCATAACTTTCAGATTGAAGCTTTAATCTATCTCTAAGAATTTCGTTTTCTTTAACTAAAAGATCATTTAATTCTTTTTGTTTTTTTATTTCTTCAGGAGTAGGCATCTGTCTATTTATTATTTATTATAAATATTGAAAGCCTCTATTTTTTAGAGGCCTTCGTAATGTATGTTGGTGGTGTAATAGGTTTAGCAGTTTTATTAAATTCGGATTTATTAACTTTACCTGATGAATCCATTAATACTGTTTTACTTCCGTTTTGTGCTTTTTCATATTCTGATGCTTCATCTTCATAATGTTTTTGAATTTGTAAAAATGTATATTTACGTAACCATATTGGCATATTGTAAATTGTATTCCAATCAAAACCACCATTACCATGAAATACTATTTCGTGAATTTGTTTAAACAAACTCATACGAAATAAAGGAGCATTATCCAGCGTCAGGCCAAAAAAAGTTAATCCCTATTGGGATAGCGACCTCCACTCCGCTATCAGTTATGAAAGTTAAATTAACATCAGGTTGTGTTTTTTTAATGTATTCTCTTAAAGCACGTGAATCTTTAGCTAATAAAAAATTATCAACAAATTCTCTTATAGATTTATTATCTCTATCACCTTCAACTGAAGTTATCATATATTTTAAACGAGTAGATAATTCTGGCGAGAAATCTTTGTTAATTTTCTTTAATCCTTCAATTTCCTTATCAATATTTGTTTCATCATTTCCTGTTAATATTTTATAGGTAATTTTATTATTAGAATGAGGTAAAGTATAAGAAAATTCATTTATTCCTTTAGTGAATTGAGATTCATCAAAAGATTTATTTTCTACTTTTGATAAATCAACTGTTATTTCTCCTCCAGCATAATTAAATGAATAATCTTTACCGTATCCTAAAACACGAGCTGCAACGAATAATGCATTTTTATCTCCAACAATTAAATCTTTAACATTTACTCCTTTTGTTACAATTAAGGATTCAAGTAATTTATCAAGTACTGTCCCTTTTTGAATATAGGATTGATTTGTTAATATATCTTCTTCTCTAGCTGTCATGTATTTCATTTCAACTGTTCCAGATGATAAAGGAGATGTTTCAGGGTAAATTAAACCTTTTGAAGGTAAATCTACAATTTCTGTTGGGAAACTAAATTTGTTTTCTTCCATAATTTTTATTTATTATAACTTTTTGTCCTATATAAATATATAAGAAAAAAAGAAGCTCGCAAAAATTGCGAGCTATCTTTAAAATTATTTTTATTAATTAGAAGTTTAATACACAATAATCTGGTTGTACTGTAATTTGGATATTTTGTGCTGTTGATTCATTATCCCAGCTATAATCACCAAAGTTAGCATTTGTAATTAATGCACCTTTAATAATCCATTCTGATACAATATCACCTACTGGACCTAAAACATCTATTGTTAAATCTTTCTTATAGAAGTCAGAATAACCATCTCTACCTGTTACAGATTCGTGATGTAAACGTACCCATTCCATTACTGCCTGAGCACCCGAAGGTGTAATTGGATCAAATAATGTTAATTGGATTTCACCCCATTTAGATTTACCTTTAACGAAACGTTGTACGTTTATATGGTTAAGAGGAATACTATCTTGGGTTAGCGTCACAGCGTTTACTCCCTTAATTATATACGAAGGTATACCGTCAACATACATAATAAATCTATTTTGTTGTTTTGGTTCAAATGCTGTGAAAAATATTTCGTTTGGATCTAATACTGCCATGTTTTTATTTTATTTAATTTTGTTATAAATATTATGTTTTTAAAAAATTATTCGAAACTTACTCCTGTAGGTAAAATGTTGAAGTTTAAGTAAATAAATTCAGCAGTTTTAGTTGGTTGTAAATAGATTTGACCTACTAATTGATTTCTATCAATTACATCTGGCGTATTGTTTGAATCATCCATTACTACTTTAAATGCAAATAATCCTTGTCTTTGTTGAACTGATGTTAAGTATGGATTTACTTGTGCTAAGAAAGCATTACGAGTAGCTATACTATTTTGTTCAAATACTAAGTTATTAGCAACTTGAGAAATATATGATTTTAATGAAATTAATAATCTACGAACATTTACTCTATCTAATGAAGATGCTTTTGTTTGTAATGTTTTTTGTCCATATACTACAACTCCAGTACCTGGGAATGTTGCAATTGGATTTACTTTATTATTATATAAAGTATCTCTTTGAGTTTGTGATAATTTTTGAGCTGCTCTAATAACAGTAGATAATCCACCTCTATTAATACCTGCAGGTGCAAACCAAGGCTCACTTACGCTATCATTAAATGCATACACACCTGCTACCATTGTTGAAGCTGGTACCCAAACACGTTGTCCTGAATCTGGGTCAATTGTTTGAAGCCAAGGCCAATATGAAGCAGCATATGAAGTATTTCTTGAAGTTGATTGTGCTGTTACTGATGCTATTGTATTTACATTATAAGGAACTAAATCAAGTACAAAAATATTATCACCTCTGTTTTGAGTGTTATTAATTACACTTGTAACTTGAGAAGTTTGTAATGAATTGAATAAACCAGGAGCTATTAATACGTTAAATCTATAATCATCTTGATTAGATAACAAACTAATCATGTTGTTGTAACTTGCACTTGGAAGACCTTGTGAATTGTTACCACTTGTTATAGTTTCATAATAAGCAGCGCCAGCACCAAATAAATTACCAGTAGCATTACCGAATGAACCACTTTTATTTACTGGAATAGAACCTGTAAATTGTGATTTTGCAACACCGTTGTTATCAAAATAGAATGGAGTTGGAGTTAATACTGATTTTACTCTTACGTATCTTGAGAAATTAGGAGTTGAACCTGAAACTTCTATTTGATTTGTAGTAGAATTGTAGTTTGATTTAGAATCACCTATTACTTTAGTTACAAAATTTGGAGCGGTAGGGTCCATTGATAAGTTAGTCCAAGTTTCTAATATACTAGGATCGTTTACAGTATCATCACCTTGTCTAATTAATAATGAGAAAGTACCTGAAGCAGTATCGTTGTTTGTAATTTGCCATCTGATATTATCTGCTGATCCACTAGCTAAAGCACCACTAGCATCTTCACTACCTGTACTATTCATAATAGTACCTTCAGATAAAGTAGCTAATACTAAAGAAGCTGATGTGTTAGCATTTGTGATACCATTTAAACCAGTTGCGCCTACTTCAGTAGTTGCTTCACTGAAAGTACCACTTACAACACGAGAAACTAACAATGTTTGACCACCGTTGTTAAAATAGTTGTAAGCAGCTATTGATGTAAAATAGCTATAAACTTGACTACCACTAATAAAAGTAGTACCAAATTTGTTTTGATAATCACTGTAAGAAGTAACAATTGTTGGAACTTCTACAGGACCTTTAACTGTTGGACCAATAATAGCCGCACCTACGGTTACTGGTTGTTGGGTTATGAATGATTGATCGTTTTCAATCGCTAAAACACCAGGAGATATTAATGTTTCTACCATGTTATTTATTTATTATTTTATTTATTGTTCTGTAATAAATATGGTAGATGTTTTTAAAAATTAATTTAAACTAATGAATTCTCCACTGTTTAAATCAATATTTCCTTCTCCATATTTTTCTTGCAATTGTTGGCTAACTTTATTTTCTTCGATTTTTAAATCTGAAAGTACTTTTATTATCATTTCTTTTTGTGATTTTAATTCTTGAATTTGAAATTCAATTACACCAAAATCATTAATGATTTGACTTCTTGTTGTTTGAAAACCTTTTAATGATTGTAACTCTTCTGTTGTTAAAACTGTTTTTTCCATATGTTTATAAATATTATTATTGTCCGTAAGATATATAATACCATCCTGGGACTGGTGTTGTTTTGTACATAAATTGAAACCCATTGCGATTATCTGTTGCTGGATTTAACGTTAAATCATCTAATGTATCACTTCCTCCTAAAGGAATATTTAAATTGTTATATCCAAAAATAGCTACACCTGAAGCAGTAATACTAATTTGTGAATAATCTAATGAAGTTGATTGTACATTACTTACAGCAAAATTAATTATTTGTCCATCTTGTGATGATGGTAAAAATAACAATCCTACAGATCCAGTTCCTATTTGATTTAAAAATATAAATGATTTATTTCCTCCAACCACATTATAAGGATTAATTGGTGGATTTGTACCACTACTAATATCAACATATGAAGGAGCAAATTGGAATGGAAAACCACTTAAAAAAGATGCTGTTTGTGCTAAAGATGAAGTAGCACAAAATGAAGCAGTACCTTGAAAATTTGTTACTGTTAATGTTTCTGTAACCGGATTAAAAGAAGGACCTGTTCCACTCCATTTTAACGGTGTAGGAGTTGAAGATGTTGAGTTAAAAAAAGCTATATTATATTCTCTATCAGTTAATGGAATCGTTGTGTTTGGTTCTACTTGTAATGTTTGAATTGAACGGTTAAAAGTTCCACTACCTGTTGTTCCTACTAAAGTAAAAGAACCTGAGATGGTGATATCATATGCTTCCGTTCCTGTTAAAGCGTCTATACTTTGAGTTATTTGAGCTGCATTTATTATCTGCCCGTCTACTATACCTGTTGTTGAAAGATTTAAAGCCATTTATTATAAATATATAAAAAATATTGATTTTTTAAAACTTAATGTATTATTTTTTATTATTCAATGTCTTTAGCCAACATATCAGTTGTTGTTAAATCCATTGATATAATACCTACAGTTAAAATATCATCTTGAATTTCAAACTGGTTAGTTCTAATTAATTTTGTTCCTGATAGGATAGATGATGTATCTATTTTTAATCCATAAAGTGTTTCCTCTATTACTAGGTTTATGATTAAATTATTTACAGTTTCTACTGCTGTTAATGTTTTTCCATTTAAAAATTCTTTAGCTTTCATTTTTTATTTAATTAATAATTTAACTGTTAAGTAACGTATTATAAGTGTTTATTCTATTTCTGATATATCATTTTCAGTTTTTACCTCCAAACTCCTGATATTTTAATTTTTGGATTTGCAGTTTTCCATACCCCAGCTACTTTTATCCATGTTATAGCATCTTTCCACACACCTGCTATTTTAATCCACATTATGTTTCCAGATACTGGTAGCTCAATAGGTACTTGTCCTATTTCAATCTGCGCCCCATCAAATAATCTTCTTGTTGCCATTTTATGCTTCTGTTAAAATTATAGCACCTGTTAGTGATGTTGATACTGCAGAAAATACACTAATTGCAAGGCAAGCATCAGGGTCTATTTCTGCCAAAGAACCGATAATGCAACCTGTACTAACTGAATCTAATGGCATTGCACCTGTTGCACTTTCCAATGAAATCATTGCTAAAGGCTTGAACATACACACCCCAAAATTGCCTGCCGTTCCTGTGGTGGCAGTAACGGTTACTGATTCAATACTTTCCACACCTGTATCACCTGCTTGTAATGGTATTGGAATTAACAATCCTACTTCTCTATAAAAACCTGCACCAATTGTTGTGGCAGTAGATGTTCTACCACTCACACCCGCTGAATTTGTGTAGCTTATTGTTACCGTTGTAACTGTGTTTCCTACTTGTGTATAAACTACTATCCCTGCCATAACTCCCTCACCCGATGTATATCTTGTTAATGGTGCGGTTGGTAAGTTGGTTGTTTGAGCTGTTGTTAAAGTAGCATTCAGTCCTCCGCTAACATTTAACAAATCAACTAAAAGCATACCGCCTGCGCCAAATGTTGAAGTATTAAATCTACCGCCCAAAAATGTAAGTCGCCCTGTTGATATGTCAGGGATAGGTCCCATTGATTGTGCAGAATCCTTATTAAGAGCAACGCTTGTAGTAGGTACGGCAGGTGCAGGATTAAAAGATTGCCAACTTGCGTTCAATCGCAAAGTTCTAGCGATTGATGTGGATAGCTGAAAATCTGCAACACGATTTTCTTTTAGCTTTTCTACATATTCATCAAAGTCTGTTAGTGCCATTATTTTTCAATTGTTGCTAATGAACCAAATAATTCAGGTGCAGTTGCAGCACTTGGAATAAACATTAGTGCTAAACAAGCATTAGGGTCAATAACGGGTATGCCGGGCAATCCTGTTGTGTAATCTCTCCACCCCATTGTACCACCTGCCCCAACAGGTATCCAAGCCAAAGGTTGAGCAATGGTTATACCGAAGTTACCTGCAGTTCCCGTAGTAGCAGTTAATTGTATTTGCTCTATTGCTTGTATTCCACTATCACCCGCTGCTAAAGGTATTCTTTGCATTCTTGTAACCTCACGGAAACCCGTTGCACCTATGTTAATAGTTGATGTTCTACTTCCCGTACCTGCTTGGTTTGTGTAGGTCATTGTGAGAGTTGTAGATGTTGTTCCTATAATAGTGTAAATTTCATAAAACGCTATGTTCCCTGCACCTCCCGTATTCCTTGTTAATGCAGGAGTTGGAGTTGACCCTTGAATTGTTTGTGCAGATGTTAAAGTTGCATTTAACCCACCCTCGTGAAATAACCTATCGTACAATAAATACACGCCTGCGGTTAATGGTGTAATAGATGCCCCAATTAAGTGTTTATCTCTACCACCACCTGCGGCAGTAAAAGGTATTGCACCCTGAGTTGTACGGTCAGGTATTGAACCTATTGTTGGGACTGCACCTTTTGCAGGCATACCATCATACTCCCAAAGAGAACATCCCCTACCTGATATTGGTGAAGTTGCAGTAACACCTGCAACACGAGGTACTTTGTGAAAAAAGATATTTTCAGGAGTACCACTATTGCCGCCTGATTGTCTGTTAATTAAATCAGATAAGTCTGTTATTGCTGCCATATTATTTCATTTTGTATTGCGTGTTCTTTTGCCTCTATGATTAGGTTAGCTAAATTGTCAAGATTAACTCCCGATTGATATACCAAACCACCTGCTTGTGGTAGTATCTCAAAACTTTCGTTACCAACTTGTAATGCCCAATCTCCACCATCTGATAGATATAGAAATGACTCCGTCTTACTAATTACTTTCATATTTTATTTAATTGTATTGTTTTTTAGATTATAGATTATGCATATATAAATATGTTAAACATATTGTAAATAAATATCTCCATCAGAACCGCCTGAAGGTGCTGCTGTTCCGCTTGTGATTGCTTTTTGTTTGTCATTAAATGTAGTCCAATCTGATGGACTTAATGCTCCCCTATTTGTAGCATCTGCAGTAGGTATGTTAAGAGTAATAACAGGTGTTGTAGTTGGATTCACTACTGAACTACTTACATCAGTACCTGTTGTACTAATTGTCAAAGCAGCAACAGAAGTTACTGTTCCAGAACCACCACCTAAAACATAAGATGCTGTTGATGCAAATGAAGAACTTAAAGCTTGTTCTGCAAATAAAGCATAAGATGCTGTTGCTATAGATCCTGATTGAGATACTGTTACAGGGAATGTTGTTCCGTCTCCTTTTGTAAATGTTATTGTTGTATTTAATGCTGATGCAGTTATTATGCCTTGTAAAGGTAAAGAAGAAGTTGAAGCGAATGATGAACTTATTGCATTTCCTGATAAGAATGATGCTGTTAATGCATATGAGGCACTAACTACACTTCCTAATAAAAAAGATGCTGTAGATGCAAATGAAGAACTTAGAGCATTTGTAGCAAAAGATGATGTTCCTAACAAACTTCCAGTAAATGAACCTGTGAATGATCCACTTCTATAAGAACTAGTAAAACTATTAAATGTGGTTAAAGTTGTATAAGCAGGAGCAAATGATGCTGTAGATGCAAATGATGAACTTGTCGCTATAGAGGCTGTAGAAGCAAATGATGAACTAACAGCTCTTGATGAGCTTATTGCAAACGAAGATGATAAGGCTTGAGTTGCATAAGATGCAGTACCTAATAAAGATCCTGTTATTCCACTAGTTACTCTTAAACTACCAGTTATACTAGCACCGGTAGTTGTAACAGATAATACATCAACTGAAGCTGAAGTAACTGTTAATAATTCTGATGTTGCGTTTTCTGATACTTGAAATATACTTCCTTGTGAACCTGAAATGTTAAATATATTCGATCCACTTCCTATTATTCCTACAGTATTACTTGAACCTGATACTATTAAACTTCCTGTTATTACAGCAGCTCCTACAAACGGAAACGCAGGCCCACCTCCACCACCATTTAAAGCAAATGATGCTGTTAATGAGTAAGAAGAACTTAAGGCATACGATGCACTTTGAATACTTCCTAATAATAATGATGCTGTCGCCGCATATGAAGAGCTTGTTGCAATAGAAGCAGTAGATGCATATGAAGCACTTACTACACTTCCTAATAATAATGAAGCGGTTGCTGCAAATGATGAACTTAAGGCTTGAGTAGCATAACTTGATGTTCCTAAAACACTTCCTGTAAACGATCCTGTAAACGAACCTGTTCTAAATGATCCAGTGAAACTATTAAAAGAAGTTAGGGTTGTATATGCTGGAGCAAATGAAGCAGTAGATGCAAATGATGAACTTGTCGCTATAGACGATGTTAAAGCAAATGATGAACTTAAAGCATTTGTAGCGTATGATGAAGTACCACTTAACGAACCAGAGATAGTTCCGTTAACTACAAGTGAACCTGAAATTCTTATACTTCCTGTTACACTTAAATTATCTATACTCGCTGAGTCTGTAAAAAATATTGGCATTGTTTATTATAAATATTAGTTAATTAATTCTTCTAGTTTGACCACCCGTAGTTCCATCAGGATTAATAAGAACCATACGCTCAGCAACAGAACCAGAGTATGTTGTGAAATTTCCTCCAATTAAAAACTTGCCATTAGATTGTTGGATTATTGGAATAACAATGTCATTAAAACCTGTTCCTATATTAAAAGTTGCATCCTTAGTTCCATCAGAATTTAGTCTAACTATTCTGTTATTAGCTGAACCAGAGTATGTTGTGAAATTTCCTCCAACTAATAATTTTCCGTCTGGTTGTTGGATTATTGGAATAATAGAAGCATCAAAACCTGTTCCCATATTAAAAGTTGTATCCTTAGTTCCATCAGTATTTATTCGAACTATTCTGTTATTAGCAGAACCAGAATATGTTGTGAAATCTCCTCCAACTAATAACTTGCCATCAGATTGTTGAATTACTGTTCGAACAAAACCATTAAAACCTGTTCCTATATTAAAAGTTGTATCCTTAGTTCCATCAGAATTTATTCTAACAATGTAGTTATTAGCAAAACCAGAGTATGTTATGAAATCTCCTCCAACTACTAATTTTCCGTCTGATTGTTGGATTATTGATAAAACTAAAACATCAAAACCTGTTCCCATATTAAAAGTTGCATCCTTAGTTCCATCAGTATTTAGTCTAACTATTCTGTTATTAGTAAAACCAGAGTATGTTGTGAAATTTCCTACAACTACTAACTTGTCAACAGATTGTTGGATTATTGTTCGAACAATACCATTAAAACCTGTTCCCATATTAAAAGTTGCATCCTTAGTTCCATCAGTATTTATTCGAACTATTCTGTTATTAGCAGAACCAGAATATGTTGTGAAATCTCCTCCAACTAATAACTTGCCATCAGATTGTTGAATTATTGATAAAACAAAGTTATTAAAACCATTTCCTATATTAAAAGTTGTATCCTTAGTTCCATCAGGATTTATTCTAACAATGTAATCATTAGCAGAACCAGAGTATGTTGTGAAATCTCCTCCAACTACTAATTTTCCGTCTGATTGTTGGATTATTGTTCGAACCTGACCATTAAATGTAAATGATGTATTACCAAATTCATATTCAAAATCACCAACTAATGTTTTTCCTCCTTTTAAATTAAGAGAATTTGAGTTTATTTTTATCATACTTTATTTATAACTTTATTTATTAACTTTCACCATAAGCTACAGAAATCCAATAAGTAGTCCCAGCTAAATTAGTACTACTGTTTGTATCTATTATAAAACTTCCTGATACTTTACTATCTATAGTCCAAGTTCTTGAATCCTCTCCTGTTATTGTTATAGCATAATTATTGTTTGTAAATGGTGTTGAAAAAGTAACAGTTGCTCTTTTAGGATTTCCTGTAAATGATGTATTTGCTACGTTACCTGATTTTGTTGTTAATCCTCCTGATCCTGCATTTAAAGCATAAGATGCTGTTAAAGCAAATGAAGAACTTAAAGCAAATGAAGAACTTGTTGCTATAGAGGATGTTAAAGCAAATGAAGAACTTAATGCTTGAGTAGCAAACGATGAAGTTCCTAAAACACTTCCTGTAAACGATCCTGTAAATGATCCTGTTCTAAATGATCCAGTGAAACTGTTAAACGCTGTTAAAGTTGTATAAGCAGGTGCAAAGGAAGCAGTTAAAGCAAATGAAGAACTTAAAGCATTATTAGCATAAGAGGCTGTTCCTAATAAACTGCCTGTAAATGAGCCTGTAAAAGACCCTGTTGTGTTTGTTGGAGAAAATGATGCACTTAAGGCATATGAACTACTAATAGCAAATGATGAACTTAATGCATATGAACTACTTAAGGCATATGATGAACTAGTTGATATTGAAGCAGTTGATGCAAATGATGAACTAATTGCTTGTAAAGCATTTGATGCCCAACTAGCTGTTCCTAATAAACTACCTGTAAAACTACCTGTAAATGATCCTGTAGTGTTTGTTGGAGCAAATGAAGCAGATGTTGCAAATGAAGAACTTATACTAAAAGATGAGGTGGTTGCAAATGAAGAACTTAAAGCATTTGTAGCATAAGAAGCAGTACCTAATAAACTTCCAGTAAATGAACCTGTAAATGATCCAGTTGTATTTGTTGGAGCAAATGATGCTGTTAAAGCAAATGATGAACTTGTCGCTATAGAGGCTGTTGAAGCAAATGATGAACTAACAGCGTTTAGTACGTAAGATGCTGTTTGAGCAGTTACTACATATGATGCTGTTAAAGCATTAACTACATACGAAGCAGTCGCAGCATAAGACGCACTAGTAGCAATAGATGCAGTTAATGTATAAGAAGAACTTATTGCATTAGAAGCTGTACCTAATAATGAACCTGTAAAATTACCGTTAAATGAACCACTAAATGAACCTGTGTTTGATAAAAATTGATCTACTCTATTTGCTGTTACAATAAGTGAAGGTATGCCTGGTACTACTCCAAATGCTGATTCTGCATGTAATCGTACGTTAGCATCAGGTGAATACCACATTAATTGAAAGTAGTCATTTGCAGCAGCATTAACAAAGAAATTCCATGCTGCGACATAGTGAGCACCATTACCTTGTAATTCTACAGATGTAGCAGAATCACTTATGTCAGTTCCATTTTTTCTAATCCATATCCATATCTCATCTGTTCCACTGTCTGTTTTATCTACTTGTGCTGAGAATTGTATGTCATAAACTCCTGGGTTTTGTACTTTAATATAGGTATTGAAGGGGTTTGTTGATCCTGAAATAGACACTCCATTAGTAATGTCAGTCACATTCAAAGACATTGATCTAGCTGTTCCTGCTACATTTGTCTGTGTTTGTGTAGAGTAAAAACTACCATAAGAACCGGTAGATGTATTAAATGAAGTACTTCCACTTAAATTAGCTGTTATTGTAACCTGTCCTAAACCACTTATTGGTGATAAAACAATATTAGGACCTGCTAATAATTGAGTTACACCACCATTTAAAGCATAAGATGCACTTAAAGCATTTGTAGCATAAGAGGCAGTTCCTAAAAACGAACCTGTAAATGAGCCTGTAAATGAGCCTGTTGTATTTGTTGGAGCAAATGATGCACTTAAAGCATAAGAAGCACTTGTAGCAATAGATGCTGTTGCAGCGTAACTTGAACTAACAACACTTCCTAATAATACTGATGCTGTTGCTGCATATGAAGATGATCTTGCTTGTTCTGCAAATAAAGCATAAGATGCTGTTGCTACAGATCCGGATTGAGATACAGTAACATCAAATGTAGTGTTATCTCCTCGTGTAAATGTTATGGTTGTATTAGCAGCTGAAGCTGTTATCACACCACGTAGTGGTAATGATGCAGTTGTTGCAAAAGAAGAACTTAAAGCATTATTAGCATAAGAGGCTGTTCCTAACAATGAACCTGTAAAACTGCCTGTGAATGAACCTGTAGTGTTAGTTGGAGCAAATGATGCACTAAGAGCATATGAACTACTAACAGCAAATGATGAAGTAGTAGCAAATGATGAACTTATAGCTCTTGAGGAACTTAATGCAAATGATGACGTTCCTAAAAATGAACCTGTAAAGGATCCTGTGAATGAACCTGTATTGTATGAGCTTGTAAAAGCATTAAAACTTGAAGTTGTTACAAATGAACTTGTGTTAATAGTTGTTCCTGCATTAAGAGCAAAAGATGCAGTTAATGCAAATGAAGAACTTAAAGCATTTGTAGAATAGGAAGCTGTTCCTAATAAACTTCCTGTAAACGATCCAGTAAATGAACCTGTAGTATTTATTGGAGCAAATGATGCACTTAAGGCATATGATGAACTTAAAGTATAAGATGAACTTGTTGCTATTGAAGCAGTAGCAGCATATGAAGCACTAGTTGCTCTTGAGGCTGTAGAAGCAAATGAACTACTTACTGCTTGTAATACATAAGATGCAGTTTGAGCTGTTGTTACGAAAGAAGCAGTCGCCGCATAAGACGCACTTGTTGAACTAGATGCATAACTTGCACTTATAGCATTTAGCACATAAGATGATGTTGTTGCATAAGATGAACTTAAAGCATTATTAGCATATGATGCTGTTCCTAATAATGAGCCTGTTATTGAAGGAATATTAGTACTACCTGTTACTTCAAAACTACCACTTACAATAGTTCTTCCTATTAAGGTTTGTGTATCATCAGTTGCATCACCAAATTGGTTTGATCCTGATGAATATATTACTGAAGCAGATTCATAACTTATATTTAAATAAGTTATACTTGCTGTTCCGTTTAGTGTTAAATTACCGTTAAATGTTAAATCTTGATTTAATGTATTTAAATAAGATGCTGTTGAAGCAAATGATGAACTAGTTGCTATTAAAGAGGTTGATGCAAATGAAGAACTTAAGGCTTGATTTGCGTAACTTGCTGTACCTAATAAACTACCTGTAAATGATCCTGTATAAGATCCAGTTCTAAAAGAACTAGTAAAATTATTAAATGTTGTTAATAGAGTATAACTTGGAGCAAATGAAGCAGTTGAAGCAAATGAAGAACTTAAAGCTTGTTCTGCAAATAAAGCATAAGATGCTGTTGATACAGATCCAGACTGTGAAACGGTTACATCAAATGTAGTGTTATCTCCTCGTGTAAATGTTAGGGTTGTATTATTTGCTGAAGCTGTTATTATTCCACGTAATGGTAATGAAGAGGTTGATGCAAATGATGAACTTATTGATTGAGATGAACTTATAGAAAAACTTGAAGTACCAAGTAATGAGCCGGTAAAACTACCAGTGAATGATCCTGTGTTATAACTTGAAGTAAATGAATTAAAGCTTGAAGTTGTTACGAATGAACCTGTGCTTATAGTTGTTCCTGCATTTAAGGCAAATGATGCTGTTAATGCAAATGATGAACTTAAAGCGTTTGTAGAATAAGAAGATGTACCTGTTAAATTTCCTATAAAAGAACCGGAAAATGATCCTGTGTAAGAACCGGAAAATGTTGATAGGGTTCTCCAATTTGATGTACTATCCCAATCTAATGATCCTGTTGTTTGACCATAAAAACCATAAAATTCTTGTGAAGAAGATACAAATATAATAGCTCCTAGTTTTCTTTTATTATCAGGAATTGAACCTGTTTCTGATAGTGATCCTAAAGGGTAACTATTTCCTCTTAATTGAGTTATATCAACTAAAGCCCTATCGGGATTATTATGTTCTAATATGTCAGGGTAAAAAATTGGCATTTTGTTATGATATTGCTAGTGTTGTTCCGCTTGCGAAAGCTTTGTCTGAATTTGATTTATATATTCTTACTAAAATGGAAGCACCGAATGCATTTGTTACAGTAAAATCTCCTAAATTGGTAAATGCTGTTAAAACAGATAATGCTCCATTTTGAATTATATTTGATAAGTTTCCATAAGAAGCAGGATATATTACATAAGTAAAATTTCCTAATATATTATTAGCTGCTGTACAAGTTGCAGTCCATGCTCTATCTGTATCTAAAGTAGAAGTAACTGAAGCATTTACTACTGTTTGTGCTGTAGCATTATCTGTTGGGGTGGTTGGTGATGCTGATAGATAATTTCTCCATTGAAATGATATTGAAGTAGTAGTACCTGTAATAGCTGCTCCTGTATCTGACCGTCTACCATTTACAGTAAAAGTAACTGTACCGTTTGTAGTAGCTCTATTAATTGTATAACTACCTCCAATACTTCTTACATTAGATGATGATAATACATTATCTCCAAAATAAAATGTTTGTGTTCCTATATCAGCTCCTGATCCTGTCCATGATGAGCTTATAGGAAATATACTTGTTGGGTTATCAGCTGCTGCTGAAAATGAAGCTGTATTTACTGTAAATGAATCTCCTACATCTCTAGCAGCAGTTGATATATTAGATCCTCCATTTCTCATTACTAAAGATGATAAAGTAGGAGGAATATATGTAACAAGCATTGTTCTTAATATACTCTCTAATCCTGTTCCTGTAGGTAATGTTGTTCCTGATGTTAAAGCACCAACTGTTTGATTAGTTAAAATTAGATTTTGTAATATTGTATTTGATGCTGTTGTTGCTATTCCATTAAATGAACCTGTAAATGATCCTGTGTTATAAGAGCTTGTAAAAGCATTAAAACTAGAAGTTGTTACAAATGAGCTAGTATTTATAGTTGTTCCTGCATTAAGAGCAAAAGAAGCTGTTAATGCAAATGAAGAACTTAAAGCGTTAGAAGCGTATGATGCTGTCCCAAGTAATGAGCCTGTAAAACTACCTGTGAATGAACCTGTAGTGTTTGTAGGAGCAAATGAAGCGCTTAAAGCGTATGATGAACTTACAGCATATGAACTACTAATACTAAAAGATGAACTTACAGCTCTTGATGAACTTATAGCAAATGAAGAACTAAGAGCAAAACTTGAACTTAAAGTGTAAGATGAGCTTATTGATTGAGATGAACTTACAGAAAAACTTGCTGTTCCTGATAAACTACCTGTAAATGAACCTGTGAATGATCCAGTATTATAAGATGAAGTAAAATTATTAAAACTACTTGTAGTTACAAATGAACCTGTGTTTATAGTTGTTCCTGCATTTAAGGCAAATGATGCAGTTAATGCAAATGATGAACTTAAAGCATAAGATGAGCTTACTGCATTTGATATACTTCCTGAAAAATATGATGCTGATACTGAGTTTTCGGCCCAACTAGCTGTCCCTTGTAATGAACCGGTAAATGATCCACTAAATGAACCGGTAAAGGAACCACTATTTGATATACCACCGCCATTTGGATTTGTTGCAAATACTCCAATAGGTACATTATCTAAAAATCTAATCTTTGCCATTAATGTTGTTTGTTATAAATATTAAAATTTATAATATCGTTATATAATTTGTTTTTGTTACAATACCACTTGAATTATTTCTTCCAGATATTAATGTAACTGAATAAGTACCTGAGGTAGAATAAATTTTAGTTGGGTTTTGTAACGATGATGATGTTCCGTCTCCAAACATCCACATCCAAGCAGTTGGTGCATTGGTTGTTAAATCAGTAAATGTAATTAATTCTCCAGTATTAGCTGTTAATTTATCTGACGAAAAATCAGATGTTGATATTAATATTGAAGGTATTGATGGAGCAGCACTAGGAGCAAAAGTTACTTTTTTAGGTGATTTTGTTACATTTGATAAACTTGCTGGGTCTTTAAATGAAACATCGGTTTCTATTGCTAATAATATTTTTGCTTTATCATTAAATTTTTTAACAGCATTTAAATCTCTTTGTATTACTTCAGGAACTATATATCCATTTAATTTTACAGTAAATGTACTACGAACCAATCTTTCATCACTTGTATTTAATTCTGTTTGAAAATTAAAAGAATCAATCATTGCTCTGAATTGGAATAATTGAGGATCACCCCAATAAGCATCAGATGCATATTCAATTGCTTCTATTATTTTATTTAATTGTTCTACATAATAAGTAAAAACTGTAAATGAATAAGTAATTGTTAAATAATCAGGCATTACTACAGCGTAATGTGTTTTAACTGGTACTCTGTTATTTAATACATGAAAATTATCGTATGCATTTTTTGGATTATATTTTTTAGTAAATACACCAAAATTATTAGGATTATTAGCATCTAATTTATTTGCTATTGTTCTATTTTTATCAATAGATTCACGCTTAAATGCAATTAATGGTGCTTGTATTTTACCGTTTTGATCTCTATAATAACCATCCTTTTGATATGATTTCATTTTTTCAGGAGAAGCATATACTACAGGAACAGGCAATATTTGACCGTTTTGTATTACGGTAGGTTTAATTATATTTTGAAAGTAATAAAATATGGCCTCGTCAATATCTTTAATACCAACAGAAAATGGTTTTGTATTATCGTCTTTAAATGATAAATTTAAAGATCTATTTGTTTTTCCATCCTCAACAAATGAATTAGGATTACCTTGTTCTTGATCAAAAGCAGTATGTTGCTTTAAACTAAGTTCTCTTTGGGTAGGTGGTATTGGTTTTCTTACTTTAGCCATTACATTCTTGATTTAATAATATTTAATCTGTCTGAAGGAACGTAATGACAATCACATCTTACTTCAACACTGTATCCGAAATTTTCTAGGCCTGCATTTAATGGATTATCTCCATTAGCATCATAATAAGGATATTCTGGATTTTTACCCATAACATATTGTGTATTGTATGTATTATCTATTTCCCAATATCCGTTTTGATAAGCTATTACATCTCCTACTACTGGTTGTAAATCAGCACCATATAAACTACCAGAATTAAAATCAGGATTCTTACCTATTAAATCATCACGTAAAAATCTAAAAGTAATAGGCCATGTAAAGTCTACACCTAATTCATTTACTGGTGATTCAGGAGTTCCTAATTCTATTAAAGCAAATAATATAACAGGTTCAGCAAAATTTCTTCCTTCTACTGATTCTCCATACATGTTTGATTTTGTAGTAGTTACATTATATTTGTAAAATATTACTTGTTGAGAAATAATATTACCCATCAATTCACGATTGATTCGTCTGAATAGACTTATGTCTCTTGCTTCACCGTATAATGCCATATTATCCTATAAAAATTGTCATTGGTACTTGATTAATTTCATTTACACGAGCTAATGATTCTGCTGCTCTTCTCTCTAATAATGCTTGACGTGAAGTTTGATCAAAATAATCTCTTAATCTTGTTATTAATGCTTCTTTAGTTGCAGTAGCTGATGATAATAAATCTTGTTGGTTTAATGTTACAGAATCACCTGGAATTGGGATTGTTGAATATTTTCCTCTAACATATCCTAACATTTCTTTAGCTAATGCTAAAGTATATTCAAAAATCCAACTTCTACCTATTGAATTTATTTGAGTATAAACAGGATTAATATAAGGTACATTTGAAGTATTTGTAATTAAATTATTACCATTAGAATAAGCAGAATTAATTCTATCTTCTAATTTAATATATTCAAATGATAAATAATAGTTATTAAACCCTTCAAGCTCTCCACCAAAACCATCTTGTAAACCTGTTCCAGGAATAGGAAATACACTTATTATATTATTTACTAATTCAAAAGTATAATTAGATAATGTTACTGTATTTTGCATTTCAATTGCGTTAATATTAGCCATAGTAAAACTAGTAGGCATCATCATATAGTTTGTATAACCATATCCTATACCGTAAATACCAGCAGCAGGAACACCTCCTAAACCACCAGGACCAGTACCTAACATTGGTGAATATAATTGATTAATTGCTGGTGGTGGTTGGAAAAATACTCTTTTAATCTCAATACCTCCAGTAATACCTTCATTTGTAGCCCATTGTTTTAAATCATATCTTTGTTGACCTGCTACTAATGGTAATAATCCTTTATAATAAGTTACATTACCTCCAACACCAGCTTCTTCACCATATTGTTGAGATAATCTAACAATAGTTTCAAATGAAGGTGTTATTAATGAATTGTTTACATTTGTATTAGTTGAAGCACCTTCAAAACTTAAATAATTATCTCTTGTTTGAAATGCATATAATTCATTACCATAAATTGTTGTAGCTTCTTCAAATCCAGCCCAAAAATTAATATCTTGTAATTCAATATTTTCAATAGGATATCCTAAACGTAATGCACAAAAATTAGATACTTTATCAGCATCTGTCTGAAATTGAGGATCAGTATCATAAAAACCAAATGGTGTGGGTGATGGTAATGTTCCACTGATATAAAATGAATTATATACTGAAGCAAATGAGCTTGAACCGGGCCAAATAGGGATGTTTGCCATAATTGTTTAATTAGTTTGTTATTACGTAATATTCTATTGAAGCAACACTACCTGATGGTTCAACTTTTATTGATTTTATATCACTAAAGTTTAAACCTGAAGTACTACCTGTTATTTTACTTGTAGAAAGTATAAATGAACTTCCTGTTGCTATTAAAAAACTCATAGCTTCTGTTGAAGAAGATACAATTAATTTAACAGGTACTGTAGTTGAATTATTTGTAACTCTACCATATTGAAAACTACTGCTTACAAAAGTACCAGCTCCAGGTAAATTATCTAATGAAAATATAGTTGTTACAGATCCTGAAGGGATATTTAGTATTCTATTATCCATAAAATTAATATTATTAATTGTTTGAGTAACAGAAGATCCGACATCATCTCCATTAAGTGTTAATTGTTCTATTATTTTTAAGGTAAAAATTGCCATTTGTTTTTAGTTATAAATATTAAAATAGAAAGGAAAAAGCCAATCTAACGATTGGCTTCCACACATATTATTCTAAATATTTAATCTCTAACTTCTTCGTAAATTCTAAGAATTTCTTCTACTATTTCATGACGATGATTTTTCTTTAATGAGATTGTTCTAACACCTTTTACTCTTGCATCTAAAATATCAAAAAATCCAATACCAGAATCTCTTTTACTTTTTAGATCTACTTGCGAAATATCACCACAAAATACAATTTTACCCCCTTTACCTAAACGACCTAACATCATTTCGGTTTGTGAGTGTGTTATGTTTTGACATTCGTCTACAATAACAAATGATTTAGGAAACGTTCTACCTCTCATAAATGCAAAAGGTACAATTTCTATTTGACCATCTGCTACTAATTTATCTATTTTTATTTTATCATATAGAAGATATAAGTTAGAATAAATAGGTGCTAACCAAGGATCCATTTTTTCTTTTAAATCACCTGGTAAGAAACCAATTTCTTCTTTAGATACAGTTGGTCTTGTAATAATGATTTTTTCCATTTCTTTTTTAAAAACCATATCTAAAGCTATTTGACAAGCTAATAGTGTTTTACCTGAACCAGCCATACCTTTTATAAGTGTTACAGGATTATCTAAAATTATCTGCTTGGCTTCTTTCTGTTCTGAATTTAATTCGATTTTGAATTTGATTGGACCTTTTGGTTTGGTTTTATTTTTAAAAACCTCGTCGTCATGTTTTGGTGGGTTCATTTTGTTATAATTTTAATAAGTTTGTTATTTATCATTTTTCCATAACCATACATAACCATGAGCTGTTTTAGCTCTACCGTTTAATACGTTATTAACACCGTTATAAACATCATTTGCTTCACTACTACTTAACCATTCTTTAATTAATATTCCATCTTTTAATTGCAAACATGGTTTTCTATTAGATTCAGCTCGTTTTATAACATATTCTTGTGGTTGTTTTTTTCCTTTCATAGAATTTGGTTTTCCTTTATTTGATTTGCTAATATTTTGTTTTCTTAATTCATTATCTTTATATCCGGTAACTTTTTTATTTTTACTTATTAATTTTTTAATTTCATCATCATGAAAATCCGGTCCTCCTCCTCCTTTATTTTTATTTAAAAGAATAAACCCCCACATTTTAAATTGAGATATCCAATATTTTTCCCAAAATTTCCATTCTTTTATATCTACAACATCTATTATTTCTAAAATAGTTTTTTTACCAAATGTTCTTTTATGATTATTTATTCTATCCTTAATATTGTTTGTTTTTCCAATATAAAAAGGTATATTGTCATCATTATGTAAAAAATAAATATTTACCGTTTTTATTTCCATTTTATTTTTATTAACTTATCCAAACCAGCCTCAACATGGGTGTGATCCTCTTGACATAGTTCAAAATCAAAGCGCTTATCTAAAGGTAATATTAATTCTGTTTGACTACCCCAACGCACTAACCCAAATCTATCGTTTTGTGAACATATATCTTGTTGTTTTTTAAATGAAGATATAACATTTACATCTTCATCAGCTATTAAACACATATTATATTGATATTCTAAAGAAAGTGAATTTATTTTTATTTTCATTCTTTCATTATTTTTAAGATATTCTAGATTTGCTGGGTTAATTTTACCGTTAAAGATATCTTTTTCGGTTGCTAACATAGGCTTATTTGTTGATTCTATTGCCTCTAAATATTCATAATCAATAACACCACCATATGGAATTCTTATAATGTGAGGATCATAAAATGACATAAATATACCAACAACTAAAGATGGTTTGTTATAATCTTTATCACCCATTGCATCTTGTAAAGTATAATTTATACCTTTAATTTCCACAATAGGTTCAGTAGGATCATTAATTACTTTTTGATATAAGATAGTTCCATCAGCTGGTGAATAAAAATGTTCATTATCAATATACATTGTTCTTAAAGGATCTCTAAAGAAAAATTGATTTGATAATTGTTCAATAGACATTTTTTCAGCCTTTTTTACATCTGTATTAATCCAGTCTTTTAATGTTTTAGCCATTATATTAATGATTTAGTATAATCAACATAATTTAAGTGCATTACACAGCATGATAACATAGCACCTGATTTCATATATTCTGATAAATTGAATATAACTGGTTCTAAACCTTCATTAGCGCATATTCTTTCTAATGTATCTATTTTATGTTTTTCTAACTCATATAAAGGATCAGTACGTTTTAATTCTGAAATGTTAGATGCACATAAAATCATATTTCCCATTCTTACTGAATTTGTTAATCCACCAAAAGCATCATCAACACTAATATCAATAATTTCTGTATATTTTCCTATTTCTTCTAATTCTTCAGGTGTAAATAATTCAGTACAAACTAATGTTTTTTTATCAGTTAATGGAAATACTGAACAATCTAAATGATATAAATAAGGTTCAACCATTTCTATTTTAATAATATTCATATCAAAGTTTTGTTCCATCCACTCATAAGCTTCTTTAGTTGAACGTTGACCGTATCCACCTATGTAAGTGTTACCACCAATGTATTTTAAATCTGCTTCACCTTCCCATTTAAATGGACATAGATGAGTATTATAACCCATTAAATTAAAGAACGGTTTTGCTACTAATTCTTCACCTTGTCTAGGTTCGGAAGTAAAATTGGATAATAACACAATATTATCGTCTTTAATGTGGGGTAATTGCATTCCCACATTAGCCACGTAAACTTGGTCTTGATAATCACCATACGATGGTAATAAATAAACTAAAGAACCACCAGCTATAAAATTATATAAATCCATAAACTGTTTATAAGCTTTAGGTTTATTAATTTTTAAATCTTCGGGTGATAATTCTTCCATCCAAATATTGTTTGGATTTTCAGTGCTTAGAGAAAAGGGGAAGTTTAATACATAACTTGGAACCTTTAATTGTGAAGGGGTTTCTATCATTTTAAAACTATTTTTATTTATCTATACATATTATATAGGCCTATATAAATGTAATAAAGATATCTAAGTTAGCCAAATAAAAAGAAAAAACCCCACTTTTGGTGGGGTTCTTTAATTTTAGTTATAAAGTGTTATCTAATATTAGATAGTGTTTAAACCACTAACATAGATTTTCGCGTAGAATTCAGGTCTTAACATTTTCTTAGCGTAACGAGTTAATAGACCTTTTCTTGGAGTGAAAGTTTCTGGATCGTACACTAACGGAGTCATGATTAACGGAATGTACGGAGCAAATACAGCACCTGTTTCTAGGAACTGACTACCTCTGTAACCCATTAACATCAAATTCTCAGTCATGTAAGGATTTTTGTAAACCTTGTAACGACCGTTTACAGTACCAATTTTTTGTACACCGAAAGCATATTCCATTTGATCAGCTTCACCATTGCTTGTAGAAGCAAATCCTGGGATTGATTCTAAGATAGTAGCTACTGTTGGAGAAGTTACGATAAAATTAGCACCTCCACGTAAAGTTAATTGGTGGATTTTGTTGCTTAATTTTTGGATTTTAGTACCTAAAGTTTGGAACCATTGACCTTGAGTGTTATAATAACCTGAAGTTCCTAAGTTAGTTATAGTACCTTGGGTTGAAATAGTTTGGTTGTTAATTGCTGACCAGTATTCAGTACCAGCTGCAGCATCTTCGATTAACATTTCTAAGATTTCTAAGTCAATTTCCATTGAAATATACTCACTCATGATGTTAGTTAATTCAGCTTCAGCATCAATGTTTTGGTAAGCACTTAAATCTTGAGCGAACTCAGGAGTCCATACAGCTTTTAACTTTTTAGTTTTAGCAGTGATGGCTTGTGATTGCATTTTAACATTAATTTCTGGGATTACGATGTTTGAACTACTTAAAGAGTTAGGTACAGATACGTCTGTTCTATCTGCTTCGAAATCAGCTCTAGCATCATTACCAGATAATGTACTACTGTTATTACCTTTGTTATAGAAAATAGTAGCAGAAGCACCGGCAGTATTATTAGCACCTAAAGTAGCTGAAGCTGTATAGAAGAAACTAATAGTTCCTGCTGTATAGTTATAAGTTGTAAACTGAGGTAAAATATTAGAAGCAGTAAATGTAGAACCAGATACTAAAGTGAAACCTCTTACTGCATCTGGATCAAAGTTAGTTAATACAGAAGCTGTAGCAACAGTTACTTTGTATATTCTGTTTGCAATTACTGATGCTGAATATTCAGAATCAAAATTTAATTCAGCCCATGATGCTGTAACTACTGAACCAGTACCAGCACCAATAGTAGGTAAAACACCACCAGCAGTAGATCCAGTTAATGGAACAGAAGCTGAGAATTGGTTAGTAGAGTAAGTAAATTTGTTTGCTGGGTTGTATAAACCGCCTTCAGCTGCTGGAGTAGCAAATGGATATTGACCAGAAGCATTTCTGTTACCATATAAAGAAGAACCTGCAGTAAATGGATTTTTGTTGTTTCCGTATTGGAAATCTAAGAAGAATACTAAACCAGAAGGCATGTTCATTGGTTGAACAGAAACGAATTCTTTAGCTACGATAGTTCCGAATACTTTTCTTACTAATGGTAATGCAATACCAGCCCAGTTTTCACCTTGTGTACCAGAAGTGAATCCAGAGTTTGAAGCAACAGTGTTAGTTTCTGTTACTAATTGTTTTGCTTGGTTTTCTAATAAAAGGGACATATTGTTACTGTCCACAGTAGTTAAGCCTTCTAATAGACCTGTTTTAGTCCATTTAGAAGCTAATTTAGCAGCATCACTTTGTAGTGATTTCCAGTTTCCTGCTGCGCTTTCTAATAATTGATGTACGTTTGACATTGTTTTAATTGTTTTGTTTTTTTATTGTTATATTTTTTTGATACCGGCTAATATTTGCCATCTGTTTAATTGGTCATTTACTTCAAGAATTGGTTTCTTTGGAGCAATACCAGATACTTTAGATGCCGCACCTCTTAATAATGATTCGTTAACTGGAGTTTTTGTTTGTTTTAAACCTTCACTTAATGTTTCATATACTAATTTAGCTTCTTTTACGTTAACAGCTTTATCAAATGCTGCTAATACTTTTACTTTTTGTGATTCAGATAAGTTTTTGTTTCTGAAGATTTTGTTTGTGTAAAGTAATTTAGCGTTGAATAAGTTAACTTCGTTTAATTCAGATTTAACAAGTCTTAAAGCGTCATAAGCTTCTTTAAGTTCTTTTTCCATCTTTTTAACTTTGTCTTCTTTATCATCTTCTTTACTTGATTTTTTAGTTACTGGTTTCTTTTTAAGTTCAGCTACTATAGCATCTAAGTTAATTTCTTCTTCATCATCACCCTCATCATCCATTTTCATAACATCTTCTTCTTCGCCGCCTTCTTCGCCTTCTTCACCAGCTTCTAATTCACCTGCTGATACCATGTCTGAGATTACGTCTTTGATAAATGATTCTAAATCTTCTGTGCTCATGTCTTCAATGTTGATGTTTTCATCTTCATCATCATCTTCACCTTTAGCAACTTCATCATCTTCAGCTTCGTTTAGATTACCGTGATCATCGTTATCTTCATCTTCAGCGTAACCTGCGGCGTTGACTGTTTTGTCTTCTTCAATACCGTCTAATTCTCTTAGAAGAGCTTCTAGATCTAATGTATCTGCTTCAGCTGCCATTTCTGCATTTTCCACTTCCATGGTTTCTTCCATCATGTCATCATCTTCAGAATAATTTTCGTCCATTACTTCTTCTGTTTCTTTTAACTCTGTTTCTTCTTCTGCTTCATCTAATTCGTTTAACTTTGCAGCTAATCTTTCTCTTAGATACGGGTTGAAAGTTTCTTCAAGAGCTAATTTTGCATTTGCGATAGCTGTTTCTTTAACTGCTTTGGCATCTGCGATTGCTTCTTTTAGCAAATCTCTGTTTGTCATTGTTTTTTGTCCTCAAATTGTTTTGTTGGAAATACGCTTATTGTAGATAAAATCGAAGCGTAATAGAATATTTAAAATAGATACGATATAAAATGAACCGTATATTCCTCGATACATATATGCACCTTTTCTAAAATCGAAAAAAGAAACCCTTCTTTTTAGGGAAGGGTCTATCAATGGATTCTATCCAGAGAGGGGTTAAGAGTTAATACCGAAATTTAATATTACTAATCTGTAAGATTTTTTAGAAAAATCTATATTTAATTCAAATATAGACAAATAAGATATTCTTGCAGTTATATCTATTTTATCGAATTGTTTTGCTTTTGATTTCCAAGAGTTTATTATTTTCATAGTTTTATTGTTTAAAATATTGGACAAGAACCATTAGCACATAAGATTTCGGTTAATAATAAATTCACCTTATTATATGGGTTTATAATATTATTTTCCTTACCTTCTCTTACTAAATTCATATATGAGCCCGGGTTTGAAGGTGTTGATACGAAATCCCAACATAATAGTTCGAAATCATCTTGTACTTCTAAAGTACCTTCATTCATTTCTTTTAAACTACCCATTCCACGAGATGATACACCCACCATAACTCCGTTTTCAATAAGAGCTTTTAATATGTTACCTGATGTTGTTGGTAATATTTCTATTTTACCTATTACTTTATCGTTGTCCCATCTAATTTCTCTAATAATATGAGATACGTTTTTTAGATTAATAATTGTAGATTCTGGGTGGTCTAACTCGCCTGTTGCTCTATTTTCTTTAACAACATCCATGTATTTATTAATTTCTCTTTCCCATAAATCTTTAGAATAGTATCTACCATTACCATTTTTTACTTCGGCAGTAGCTAAAATACCTTCAACTAAAGGATTACCAGAACGGGCTTTCATTCCTTCAGTTAATTGTATCGGAGATACATTAAACGGTATAGTTTCAATTAATACTTGTTTCATTAATTATCCGTTTTTAGCTTTTTGATATATAGAATTGATTTTATCCCAATCATCATGACTTGCATAAATTGTTTTTTCTGTGCGATCATCAAATTGAATATCATATGATTTATCTCCATTTTGTGGACTAATTCTTCTAACTACTTTTTTATCAACAAATGTATATTTGTTAGGGGGATTTTCGTTTTCGTTTTCAGTTATTTTTTCATTGGTTGGGCTCCAAACTACTTTTCCTGTTTCAGGATCAACCATACTACCATCATCCATTAAATCATAATCTTCAGGATTTAAACCACCATAGTCTTCATCTTTATTTTCATCAACTATGGTTTTTTTACCACCTAATTTTGATAATTTTTTCTCACAAGTCATTTTGTATTTTTCAAGTACTTTAATGTCTTTTTTAAGTTCATTAATTTTTTTAGGATCCATCATATCAGTTAACTCATCAGATTCAGATAATGATACTTTTTGAGTTAATTCATTAATTGCTTCATCCAATGATGCTATTTTAGATTCTAAAGCTAATACTTCGTTTTGTTTTTCTAAATCTTTAATACGAGTTTGAACGTTTGATTTTTTAGCTTCATTTAAAGATTCTTTAACAACTTTAGCTTTAGGCATATCACCATATCCTGATGATTTATATTTGCCTTTGGGTGCTATTGCATCTCCACCACCAACTACATCTTTTGTATATCCAATTTCTTTAACACCAAATGATGCTTCAGTATGATAATAATTGATGTCTTTAACCATGTTTTTTAATACAATAGCTTTTAATTCATCAACTGTTTTATCAGCGTTTTTAGGATCTTTCATTTCAGTATAGTATCCCATTAAAAATGATTGTCCATAAACATTGTCTATGTTTTTATCATCTTTATTATCAAATTGATGATCTAAAGCATCTTGAACTTGTTTATCAATTTTTTCAAATTCGTTTTGATCACCATATTCTTTAGTGTTTTTAACACCTACTGCTTCTTTTAAATTAGTATCAAATATTTTAAACCAATCTGGTTTATTTGGATTTGAAGTGATTACTCCTCCTATAGCGGTTTCACTTAAAATACTTTTTGATTTTAAAATATGAACTGTAGTATTATAATCATTAACTGGTGTAATGAATTCTGGGAATAAATTTCTTGCTTGTTTAAGAAAGTGATCTTTATTTCCTTTACCTTCTCTAATAAGAGTATATTGTTGTTGTAATGTTTTTTCCATTTTATTATAAATATGTTAATTTTTATGCTCCTGTTCCTCTTAAATATAAAGTAGAACCTGTTATATTATTAGCAGGTGTAAACGTTAATGTACCTCCTCCTGGTGCTACAATAACTGAAGCTATATAATCTGATTGTATTAATTCTGCTAATCCTGTTCCTAATGAAAATGAACCTGAGGTGTTTTTAGGAGAAGTTGAATTATAAAATCCGTCATTGTTTCTTACTGTTTCTAATGTAAAATAAGAAGAACCAATTAAAGGATTTGATATAGTATAAGTTGTTACCTGACTAGCTAAAATATTTGCTGGTTGTATTACTATACTTTGTGTAACTGAAACATTATAATTAGCCATGTTTTAATTTTTAAATAGTTCTAGTAAATCATTTAGATATTCGTTTGCAATATCTGTTCCATATAGAACGGTAAATGAATTTGGATCTTGTCTGTAAAAATCCATAGTTTTGTGTTTTGCTTGTTGTAATAAAGGAATTAATTCATTTAGTTTTGTTTCTAATTCATCAAATCCTAAAATACGAGATGTAATAAATTTTTTATTATCTGGATTTGTTATATTTAATCCTGTAATAAATTCTTCAACATTAGTATTTGCTTCCCACAATGCTTTTATTTCAATACCTTTAGCTGCTTTATTTAGAGCAGGACGATTAACTAATTTATATTTAAATTTTTTAACATATACATTATCTTTAACACCTTCAGGACCTGCTTTTGGACCAGGACCTACTGTAGCTCCAGGACCTTCTGTTACTTTTTTAAATCCTACTTGTGTATATGCTCCGTAAGTTGATTTTTTTTTAGAAGGCCCACTATGATTTTCTCCAGTGCCTCCAGATGTAAATCCAGAATCAGATGAAATAGTTGATTCTTCTTTTATTTTATATTTGTACTTGAACATTCGCTTTAGTTAGTTCTTCTAAAAGTGCATAGTATTGTAATAAATTAACTAGATCATCATTATCTATCTTAGATAATTTACCTAATGGGGTTAACATGTTGTTAACTTCTGTTAATTTAATTTGAATTGCTTTATCCGAAACTTTTTTACACAAATTGCTTAATTCAGACTTAATCTCAGTTATTTTAGTATTATAAAATTCTTTTAATTTCGGTGTTGAATCTATTGAATTGATAAATTCTTTTAATACCATTTTTTGTGATGTATTTAATGATTCGTATTTACCATTAAATTTTTCTAACATTACACGATACGTTAAAATACGTAAATCTTTATCATATGTTTGAAATTCAGTCATCAAATCATCTTCTACTTTTTGTTTATCGATTGATTTTGTTGTTAATGTTTCTAATATTATAATTTTATTATCAATTATTTGGTCTGGATTTGATAAGTTTTCGCTATTATATATTTCTAATAATGTATATAATGCTGCTTGTGATTTATAACTAGGTAATTTTGTTTTAAAAAATTCATCTAAATTATAATGACTAGCTATCTCTTTAATTATATTATATTTTTGTCTTTTTAATGCTCCTCTATTTAAATTTTTAGAGGACTCAATTATAGAATTAATTACTACCTCAGCTTTACCCTCAGTAAGATTTTTATGTTTAGAAAGTGTTTCATATAATTTATATTCTCTTCCTAATTCTGTTTTAACAAAGTATTTTTTTAAAATTTTAGTAGCTTTAGAATCAACACCAGATAATGTATCAGCGGTAATTTGTCTTACTAAAAGTTCAAACAGTATTCCTGTATTTTTGTACTTTGAGTGTTTAATATTCATTCTTGAGATTTTGTTATAAATATATAATAATTTTTATTCTTTTAATCTAGATTCATCTAATAATGATTCTCCTGCTGAGTCTCTTTCAATAGATACTTTTTTACCTAAACTTTCAATTAATGTTTTATTTTTAAGGTAGACTTGTTTTGCCTCTAATGCTAACGGTGAACCACCTTTATATTGAGGACGAATTGAATCAGATTCGTTATCATCTTTTTTCATTCCTTGAACACCTAATCTGTCTTTTCCTAAGAAATCATCTTGTGTATTTCTATCAGTTACTTTTTCTTTTGGTCTTCCTAATGGTACTTTTTCATCATATCCATCAGGTACACTAGTTTCTTCATATCTACCTCTACCATAAAGTGAAGCTAGATCGTGTGGTGTACCATATGATTTACCTGTTTCTTTAGGATCATTACCTTCTTCAAATAATTGATTATATCTAAATGCACGTTTTTGGTCTTCAGCTACTAAATCTCTATATTCATCAAATTGATCTTGACTGAAGTGGAATATATTATCGTAAATCCAATCTGTAGGTAATAATTTAGCATCCATTATTGATTTAGCTAATTCTACCTTTTGAGTTAATAATGCAATTTTTTCCTGATCATAGATAATAGATGGAGTAGTTAAATCTAATTCAAAATTAGTTAATTCTTCACCTGTGTAACCTTGGGCATATAAATGTACAAGCGCAATTTTATATAATTCAGATAAGGTAATACGTTGTATACGGTCAATTGTGCGTGCAAAACGAATATCTTCAGCTGCTAATGTTGCTTTACCTGTTAAATCTTTTTCATACCCCATAAAAGCTTTAGGTACTTTTAAAGCAGCAAATAATTTATCTCTTAAATATTCTACGTCTTGAATACCATCGTAAGTTAAACCTGGTGTAGTTTCTATTTTTGTTGTTTGATCATTACCTCTGATTGGGATATAAAAATCTTCTAACATGTTTTGCATGTTATATTTTAAATTATATTCACCTGTTTGGCTATCCATTAATGGAGTACGTTTCATTGTAGTGATAGTTTTCTGCATGAAGTTTTCTACTTCATTTGGTGGAATTGATCCAACATTGATATAAAATATTCTTCTATCTGGTGAACGAGAAATTCTATGAATTAACATAGCATCTTCCATTAAAACATATTGTTTAAAAATACGACGAGCTGGTTCTAGATATGAACGACCATAAGGAAGATAGTTAACATCAGTTAATAATCTAAAATGAGCCATTTCATAGTTTTCAAAAAATATACCTGGTTGATTATCAAATGTTCCAATATTTGGCGTACCATAGTAACCTGATCCTCCAGCATAAATACCTTCAGGTGCATATTTAAATCTTACTGAGTTTGGACGTTCTTTATCATAGTTTTCTTGTCTTTCAATATGAAATGCTGTGTAAGGTATTACATTATATACACCATATTTTTCAGCAATTTCCATTTTTAAGAAAAAGTCACCATATTTACACATTTGGCGAATCCAAGACCATAAATTAAATTCGATATTTAATACATCATAAAATAAATTATAAAGTATTTGTTGAACATCCTCGTTACTACTTCTGATTTGGAGTACTTCTCCCATGTCATTTTTTAACGTACATTCATCAGCAATAATATCAAGAGCAGAAGCTACAATAGCATCATAATCCATATTATCGTAATCTGAGTAAGTCATTGTACGTAAGTACTGCCAGTTTACGTTTAATTGAGAACCTAATAATGATGTTGTTGATGGTGAATATAGACGATTATATCTATCTACTAATGAATTTGTTGCTATATCTCCGGAACGTTGAATGGAATCAACATCCATTACTTTTAATTGATTGCCTCCTTGATTACGAATAATTACATCTGTAGAAAATAATCTTTGTAATCGGGTAAATAAACTTTTATCAGCCATTTTTTATTTTGTTATATGTTATAAATATTATAATAACCAATTAATATTCTCCATTCCATCTTTTGTTTGCATAGCATATGGATTTTGAATTTGGTTAGAATTATATCCTCCATTATACGATACTTTTTTCATACTACCAAGAGTAGCTCGAGTAAGATCATGAGATTGTTGTTGGAATTTTAATGAAGTATCTCTTAAATACATTGCTATACCAAACGGCATGACTAAATCATCATTGTATCCTGTTTGTGCTTCTGCTCTACCATTTTTCCATACAAATACTTTCATTTCCTCTAATAAACGTTTTGAACGAATTGTTACTGATTTATCACCAATATATTCTCTAAATTTATTAATTACTAAAGGTCTTGTTTTTAAGGACATTGTAAAACCAGGTGTAACATTTGTACTGTTTTCAAATTGATTAAAATAAGAATCTACAGTTAATGTATCTGATTTAGGAGAATAGTAAATGTTTGAATATCCTCTTTCTAATACAGAATCTATTGTAGCCCAACCAATTGAAGCATTTTCAATTACTAATAATCCCATATTATATTCTGTAGCTATTGCTACTAATAAATAACCAAATTCTTTTGGTGGTAGTTGTCCTCTATATTCGGCTATTTGTGTATTTGTAGCTATATCCATAACATGAAATGTAGAATAATCTTTACCGTCTCCTCTAGCTACGTCAGCTATTATCATATATTCTCTTGAATAATCAGCTACTTCCCATATCCATAAATTTTGATCTGCTCCTCTACGTTCTAATGGTTCTTGTATTGTTGTTTGATTTATAAATTCAACCCATTCAGGAAAAAACACAACATCACCTGATGTACTAAAATCGCAATCACACTCTTGTGCTGCTAATCTAGGATCTCCTAATAATTCGTCTTGACGTTTTCTCCATTCCTCATTTCGTTCTGGATGTACGAACCAAGGTAGTTTGATAGGTAAAAAGTCGTTTTCCTTGTTCTCTGCTGATACCCATGTCTTGTGAAACCAGTTTCCAGTTCCATAAGGTGTTGATAGAACAATTGCTCCACCACCCGTTGCTAATGTTTGTTGTGCTGATGCCCATATTTCTCCAATTTGTTCAATAAATGCTGCTTCATCGACTATTAGTAAAGATACTGCTTCTGAACGACCTGCATCTGATGATGCTGAAGTTGCTTTGATTTGAGATCCATTACTTAATCGTAGTGTTAATTTGTTATTTTCTTCTGCTGTTATTTTTAACCAAGAAGGTAAGTTATCAAACATGAATTTAACTTTCGTTACCATGTTTTTTGCTGTTTCTTGCTTAGTTGCAATACAAAGTACGTTTTTGTCTTTATGAAACAACATTAGCCACAAGGAATAACCTGCGGCTAAAGTAGATATACCTAATTGTCTTGATTTTAGTACTATTGAATATGGATTATCTCTCCATAAATGTAATACTTTATCTTGAAACGGGTATAAATTGAATATTACTCTACCTCTTTGTGGGTGTTGAATATTACAATATTTTTTCATAAAGTGAGCCGGATCTTGGGAACACTTTATATATTCTTCTCTTATAATTGCTTTTAAATCTTGACTCATATATTATATTATTGTCTAATATAAATATATACAAGAAATTTTACTTCAATATTTGCCAGTAAATTCCAGCTTTAATAATTGGTTGAACTTGGTTTGTTACTCCAACCCCTAAACCATATATTGTTTTACCTTTATGTTCATATAAACCATTTAAAGATATAAAACCACTATTTTTTCCTATACCAACTGATGGTCCAACAAATAATGCATTTTTTCTAACCATTTCTTTAGTTATAATACTAGTTATTGTTTTACGTTTAACACTTAAATTAACACTTTTTTCTAGTTTATATAATGGATCTTGACTGTATATTTTATATAATACAAATAATCTTGTTGAATCATTTATAACCGAGATTGTGTCTTCAGTTAATGTAACATAACCATAAACTGGGTATGGGATAGAATCTATTAAAGTATCATGAGTATGGATTGTTATTTTCTTCCATTTTGGTTTTGTAATTGTATCATGAATACTAAGAGTATCCCATTTTGATGTCTCAATATATTGAGTATCAGAATTGCCTGTTGGAATAAATTTACCATCTCCACATTTAGTCATGAAAATAATTATAGCCACTAACGCGGCTATAATAATATAAGAGATTTTAATTTTCATATTATTCTCCTCTTAATTTTTTGATTATTTTAGACTTATCTTCTTCTAATGGTGTTACACTAGCAATGTTTGGGTTTTTAGATTTAAAATCAGTCATATCTTTTGTATTTGAAAAAGACGCTACTGTTTTCTTACCTGTTTTACCTGTAATTTCAGCACCAATAGCCTCATTTACGTCTTCAGATAATATTTCTGAAATATATTTTTTAATTTCTAGTTTTAGGTCAGATTTTTTCATGACCATAAATATTATGAAAATAGTGCCTCTTTAATGGTTGTTATTCTATCTTCAGTAGTACCTTTTACCTCAATTAATTTAACAGGAGTCCATTCTACTAACATTTCCTTAATAACTTTATCTATTTTATCTCTGTATTCTGAGTCAGTAGTTCTAACTCCATTATCTTCAATTTCAATACCTTCAGGAGATACATAAATTATAACATCATATTCTTTATGTAATTGCATTATTAATTGAACAAATGTTTCTCTAATCCACCACTCAATAGATTTGGCACTTAATGTAAAAGCACTAACATCATAAACTGTTCTATCAGTTATAATATTTTCTTTCATTAATTCTAATGAACGTTCAGCAGCAAATACTAATTGACCTTTAAAAGTTGAATCACTATTTAAAGCAATACCTTGATCTCTTAAATATTTTGAACGCTCAGTTGCTATTTCATAATCAGCAAATTCAGGTAATTCCTTAAGCGCATTTACAAGTGTAGTTTTTCCTACACTTACTGTTCCACATAATCCTATTTTCATATTAAAACCTATTTGTTCCTCCTTTATTAGCTGATTGTTTATACCATGGAAGACCCTGTCTATTTTTACGAGCTTCTTTCCAAGCATCTTCACTATATTTTATACCATGAATATAATATTCTCTTTTACGATTATCACCCTCAGGTATTAAAGCTGGTCCTTCCCAGCTATGCAAACAGTTTTCCCAAATATATGCTATTGTTCCATCAGCCTTAGTTAATTTTCTCGAAGGTTTCCACTTATTATTTTCCATATTGATTTTTTATATATTTTATTATTTTTAAATGAATTATATATAGATGATATACTAAATTCTTTTTTTAATTCTTCCAATCCATCCCACTCTTTAATAATATTTCCTTCTATGTCATATTGTATAAAAAGAGATTTATTTCTACCCACATTCCAACTTATTTTTCTATTTTTTCCCCTACTTATACCTTTGTTACTTTTTCCAATTTTTTCAGCTAAACCTTCTTTCATTAATTTACTCAAATTAATGCCATATTCTTTAGGTTTAGGTTTTTGATTTTTTAATCCTATATTTCTTTTACTTTCCTCAGTATGCTTAGGTTTACCTTTATATTCTTTTATATAATTTAATCTAGCTTCTTCATATGTCCTAGATGATGGTATATATCTTCTCATATTTTTATTACCATTAAAACACATTCTCCAAAAGGCAGCAGCTAATGATTTATTTTTATATTCTTTATATAACAACCAATGAGCTATAAAATGTTCTCTTGCTGTTAATTTAATTATATTTTCTTTATCATTTGTTCCACCCATACATTTTGGTATTATATGGTGTTTTTCATAATATTGATTTAAATCTAAAACTCTATTTCTTCTAGTTTCTATTAAATTATTATAATGTTTTTTATAATTCATATATTTTATTTATTAATAAATATTATAAAATATAAAAATCTTCCCAGTTGTAAAATTTACTTGCTTCAAACTTTTTACTCATAATTATAATATACGAAATTAATTTTTATTTACCAAACTTTCTGCTACATAAATTCCATGTGCACCACTAACAGTTATCCCGCGCGCTGATAAAGCATCACCTACAAAATGTACATTTGGATATTCATTTAATGATAAATCTGTGTAATTTACTAATGGTTCAGGAGATAAGTATTTTACTTCAGGAATATACATTCCCCAATCATCTCCAAATTCAAATATTTTATTCATATCTTCAATGAATTTTTCTATATGTTCAAAATAACCACCCATAGCATTTCTAATATTATCTAGTGAATGTTCAGATATTTCCCAAGCTGATACTGTTGTACCTTCTGATGTTAATCCTGGTTTACGAGTCATATTAGGTGAGTAATATAATCCTGTTTTATTGGCTTGACATGATTCTACTACCTTTCTTGACCATTCAAACGGATTTTCAATACCTTTAATTTCCATTAAAATACCAAAATTGGTCATATCGTTTCTAAATTCCTCACCTTTTTTAGCATGACCATTGTAACTAATATCACCATATGTTTCTTCAACAGCTACATAAGCTGCATTATTGTTAGTACAGAATGATCTTAAAGATACATTATCAAACTTCTGATATAGTTTAAAATCATAACTTATATCAATTAATTTTTGAAAATATTTTTGTGGTGCTTCAAAACGTACTCCAATTTGAACTGATTTAGGTTCATTAGGTAATTTATAATCATTAGCTAATTTTTGAGCAAAATCAATACCTGATTTGCCTACTGCAAATATTAAAGTATCATAATGGTGAGTATCAAAATGTTCTCCTTTTTCGTTTATCCATTTACCATAACATGTTCCTCCAGTAAATAGAGGATCATCATTATTAAAATCAATCTTAATTATTTCAGTCCCCCAATGAAAATCTACTCCTTTATCAACTAAATATTGATACCATGCTTTAGCAATTTCATGTAAATAATTTGAACCTATATGCCATACAGGAAACATTCTTAAACCAAAATATGGTTTAATAAAATCAGGTTCTGTTTGTGGATCTGACATAAATATTTCTTCTGGTTTTGGGTGGAAACGTCTAAAGTTACTAATAACTTGATCCATCAATTCCATAGCTTTTTCCTCACCACAATATTTTGCTAATTGACCTCCGATTTCTGTGTGGTAAGTTAATTTACCATCTGACCATCCTCCAGCTCCTAACATACCTGTCATTACCTCTTCAGGTAAGCGGTTATGTGGGTCATTACCTTTATCGATAATTGTGATTAACTCTCCAGGATAACCATTATCTACTAATTTAGTAGCAGCATTAATACCTGCTACACCGGCTCCTATAATTACTATTTTTTTATCCATACTTTATATTAATATACGAAAAAAAAACTGTAACCCAAAATTGAGGTTACAGCTCTCTTAAAATTTTTGTTTAATCGAACAGGCTATAAATCTGTTCTGTAGTTTATTTAATTATAAATATGTTTAGTTTATTGGAGATTATCAAAATATTTTTTAGTATATACTGGAGATATTCTTTTTATTGTTGTTAATTTTCCTCCTTTAAGTACTGGTTTTGAGTTTTTAAAATCTACATCTACCCAATCTAATTTTCCTCTAGCATCTCCCATTCCCGCTTTTCCATTTGATGTATCTACTACTACTCCTTCTCCATAAATTTTATGATTAAAACTAGTATCTTTTCTATAAGCCATATTAACTTTGTATTCTACTGAGTCTTTTGACGGTGTTTTATTTACTTGTTGACTTTTTCCATATAATTTATCAAGATCTATAATATAATCATAATTTGATGATTCTATAATTTTAACATTAGCATTACGAATTTCTTGTTCTATTTCAAGATTATGTGCTATTCTATGTTCTAATTCAGTATTACTAATATCACTACTTAAAATTAAGGTAATAAGTTCATCTTTATTTACTACAGCATAATATAAATCTCCGTATTTTTTTCTTTCTTTATTTTTTTCTTGATAATCTACATACATAACAATAGGATATTTTTTACCATTACTAATTAATATTGGTTTAAATACTCTATATCCAACATAATATTTAAAGGACGATACTATATTTATTTTTTCTAGATTATTCAATCTATCAAGTATTTCTTTTTTTAAAATACTTATTAATTTAATGTTAGTTTCTTTGACATCATAACCACCATAAGCTTCATCAGGGATTTTTATTCTAGATATATTTGTTCGTTGAAATTTTCTTTCAGTGTAATGCTTACGCTGTCCTAATTCCTTTAAAATTTCAACTAAACTAATCATTTTATTATATTAACTTATTAATCCAAGTTTTTAATTTTTCATGAAATTCAAAAGCGTCATCATCATTCATCTCACGAGTACGTTTTCTTATTAATTCAAGTATTTCATCAAATAGTTCTTTTGCTTTACCTTCAACGATAGTATTTTCTGTTACTGAAGATGTTACTGTATATATATTTTTTCCTATTTTTAATTTAGTAAGTGTATTAACATTAATTGTTCTATATGCTTTTTCTGGATTTTCTTTATATTGCATATCATAAACAGGAATTAAACCTTTAGATTCAGCGTCATAAGCTAATGTTCCTCCTTTTAAATATTTTTTTACACCTAAACGAGCATTCATTACTCTTTCAGTACCATCCTTTTTATTAAATGTTGCTGTGAAAATTTTACCGTTTGTATCTTTTATTAAACGTTTAGCTTCTTCAGCACTAATTTCACCTGGTGGGGTTGATGGGGTTGGAGCCGGTTCATTAGATCCTTCAAGTTCATTATTTTCATTTTCATCTAGACCTTCAAATTCATCATTTTTATCTAAGAAAAATATGTCTTTAATTTTACCATCAATACTAGATAATATTAATTTAATATCACCACCGGATGGGGTTTTTGATGATACTCTAACTTTATTTCCGTTTTTAAATTTACCCAAATCAGCAGATAATGTAAAAATATCACCTACAGCAATGTTTTTTCCTTTTATTTCATCTATTTGTCCTTCATCTAATCCACTTAAACCAGTATCATCTTTTTTAAGATCTTTTTCAATATCTTTCATTTCACCCAATGCCCATCTTTTTTGTTCAGGTGTTAATTGATCATTAACAGCATTTTCTACAAATGGAAAAAATTCATCATCTCCTAGTTTATATAGCGATGCAAAAAATAATTCACGTATTCTATTGTCATCTAAGTTACTCTCATTATATAACTTTGTTATCGCGTCATATATGAATTTTCCGAATCGAAAATCGTTAGGCTCATTTGATACTTTATCTACAGCACCAACAATAGCTTTATTTTTTTCTTTATCAGTTCCAAATCCTTCAGTTCCTACTATTTCATACAATCCTTTTACAATTTCATGTACTAACATTGGAAAACAAAGTGCACGTGCTTTAATAACAAATTGCTCATTTTCTTCATCATATTCAACTTCACTTTCACCACCTTGCATTTTTTGACCTTGTGCTAAAGCAGCTAACATCATAGCAATAGCATTTTCATCATCATATATACCAAATACTAATTTTAATATTTCATTATATCTATCTACTAAAGTATCATCCATCATATCAAGATATTCTCTAAATAAATAAAAAGCAAATGCTCCTCTAATTGATGCACCTTGAGTAATACCATTAATAATACGACGTCTTGCTTTTTCGGCTTCTGCTGGAATTTCTAGTGAAGGTTCATCATCTGATGGTTCTCCACTACCTATATCTCCTCCTATTTTAGCATCTATTTTAATATTAGCATAATCAATAATTGGATAAGCTTGAGTTACCATTTCTATTGCTATTCCTTCTAGTAAATCATGATATCCTTTTTCTGCTGCTATTATGTCATTTAATACTTCTTTAGATCTTATAAGGGTTTGCATTAATTCCTTGTTTCCAAGCATTTGTCTTAATGATTCACCTGATTTGCCTTTTAAGGCTGCCATTGTTTCAGGACGAAAAATATCTTCGTATTCTGCTTCTAGTAAATTAATCATTATTGTTTTGATTTTTCTCTTAATTTTTTAAGTACATTTGAATTAGCTGGGACATTCCATATTCCTTTATTAATGGCTGCTTTTGCTTGTTGTGGAGTCATTGCCTCTATTTCTTTATCAGTATATAAAGGTTTTGCTTTTGAATCTGATTTTTTGGAATCATTATCATCACCCAAAGTTAAAAGCTCATCCATTTGTTTACTTTTAAATCTTTTTGTAATTTTAGATATAATATCTGCTTCTTTAAGTGTAGCTTTAGCTTTAGGAGCTGGTTTAACATTAGGATTACCTAATTTTCTACGTTTTTCCTCTTTACCTGGTTTAGTTCCCGGTTCAGCTACTTCTCTACCAGGGGTTTCACGTGGTTTAGCAGGAGCAGGTTGATTTTCACTCAACACACTTTTGATTTCTTCTCTAATTATTTGTCTTAAATCTTTAATTTTCATATTATTTGTTGGTTTGTTTTTCGGTTATGGTTTTTTTAATTAATTCTTTAAATTCGTTTTTATGTTGTGGATTCCGTTCTAAATATTCATTCATTATGTATCCTCTTGCTTCTGCTAAATTTCTTTGTTGTAAAGCATTTAATAATTCAGCGGGTGAATTTAAAGAGATAGCATTTGTTGAAGTAATTAAGTAATGTAAGTTACCTGGTTGTACTACAACTGATGCTACATTTGAACCATTGGCTAATCTAATTATATAAATATCACTTGGGCCTACTGAAATGTTTCTTACTACACGACCATTATTTCCTAATAAATTATTACGACGAGTAGCACCTCTATTATTAGTTATTTGTTGTCCAACTCCTGTGTTTGTATTTAATCTAGTAAATGAACGACCCGGTAATTGAGTAAATCCATTTCCTAATTCATAGTTTGCCATAATTCCTGCTACAGATTCACCTTGACCTGCTGGGACGTTTGCTGCTGGAGCTACAGGAGCATTAGGTACGCCTGCTGGTCTGCCTCTTCTACCAGTACCTGCTACTGGAGTGGCTACTCGTTCACCTGCCCCTTGTGCTGCTGGTGCCGTAGTACCTATTAATCGTGATGCTTGAGCAGGTGATATATTAGCTTTAACTAATTTACCACTTCTATCTGAAAGTTGTAAACTTTCTCTTGGATTAGCAGTATTAATAATAAGTAATGTATCATTAAATATTACTGGTCTGTATCTATTTTCAGCTGCTAGTGGTGGGTTTAATCGTACAAATTGTTTAACAATATCTACTTCAGGTTCATAATATTGTGATGCTCTTAAAGTATTTAATAATGATTCATCATTTAGTGTTTTACCTGATCCTCTTAAGTAATTAATAATAGCTTGTATTTGCTCAGAGTTACTAACAGCCTTTCTATTTCTATTAAAAAGTCTCCAATTATTATTACTACCAATATACACAGTTGGCATTATTAAATAAGAGTTAGTTCCACCATTTGTATTAATTGTAAAGAAATTTGGGGCTTCATCACCTGGTATTGTTAATAATACAGCCGGGCCATTAGTCTCTTCTGTTGTGAATGTTCTTTCATTGTATGGTGTTGCATTAACAATTGATGCTAAACCTTCCTTATTTATAGTTCCTGGAATATCTTCTTCATTTTTAAATATATTTAATGCTGATTCTTGAAATCCTTTATTATTTTCTTCTTGTGCAAATGCTGTTTGTACATCTTCGTCATTAAATGGAACTCTAGTTATTGTATCTCCTTCTATTTTATAAGAAAGAAATGAATTTGCATCTATTAAGATTTGTTTACCATCTATTTCTTTAACAACAATTGACGAATTTGGATTTGTTTTTGCTTGTTCTAAAACAGCACCTAATACACTTTTATCAACAACACCTTCAGATGCTAAATCTATTAAGTTCTGAAAGGGGATTTTATCTAATTCAGGGTATTCTAATAAGTATTTGGATGTTCTTTTATTTAATTTAACATTAGGATAATCATCATCTGCTTGATATAAACCCATTCTAATATTTTCACCTAAAGTTAATAATACAATTGTACTACCATCTTCAGTAATATATATTCTTTGATCACCATTAATATCCCATTTCTTTAAAGTAGTTATTAATTTTTTAACATCAAATGAGAAAAAATCTTTTGGTAAATAATTTAAACTTATAGAATTTTGTAAATTTGCAGTAACTGATCTTCTATCATTACTTGAAAAGCTATCTAAATTTTTTAATAATTCATCACTATCAAAAATACCAGGAGTAATAGCAATAAAATTAGCTAATTGTGGAAATTTAGGTAAGTATTTAGAAATAAACTCATTATTAGAAACATCATCAAACATTTCTTTACCTTTTCTAACAACAAGATATTGTTTTTTAGCTGAAAATTCTAATTTTAGCCATTCTCTTATATTTATTGGGTTGTCTTTATATAGTTGATTTAATTTTTCTGATGATTTTAAAGGAATGTATTTTAATATATTTTTAATATTTGGAATATCTGCTAACCAAGGAATTTCACTCATTAGTTTACTAAAATCCATAGGTGATGATTCATTTGGACTATTATCTCTATTAGTATAAACATATCTATTAGTTTCCTGAGGTGTATCTCTAACTTGTATAGCAACAAAACTTAATTTATTAGAGCTAGGTAAATTTTCATTTTTAGCTAAATAAAATGTTGGATATCCTCTATCTCTACTATATCTATAATTACCATATGATCCTCTAGTAATACACCATCTTTCACCCCTACCATACAGTAGGCAATTACCTTCTTTAGAACCATTATATATAGTTTTACCACCTTCATTATAAACAACATCTGGTGTGTTTTCTATCTCATCATCTCCACTATTAACACCTTCAGAAGATGTTATTAATTTTATTAATTGAGATAAAGTGTAATTACGTAATTCTTTATCAGTAATTTTAGGTGAATTTTTTATTTGATCAAAACGCTCAATGTATTTTCTCAGTTGATTATCTGATATTGTTATATTTAAGTCATCTGCTTCTTCTTTAAATTTTTCAATGTATTTTAATATTACATTTTCTGCATATTCAAGTAATGGATATAAATTACTTGCAACGTGTGTTATAAATTTGTATATTGGGGATGTTGTTTGTTTTAAACTCATTTTTATTATACTGTTGTTGGAGTTGATGTAAATTTGGCTGTGTATATAGATGGTATTCTTTTGATACCTGCTAATATTTTTGAATAAGATTTTCCATCAAATGGTTCAAATGGAGATGGATCAATTTTTAAGCTAAGATCAACAACGTGTCTTATACCGTGTGTTTCATCATCAGCATCTACTATATCTACAATAGTAACACCAGGAATAGCTCTAATATCCGATAATATTTCTTGCATGGGTCTTGCATCACTGTTAACAACAATTCTACAATATACTAAATATATGTTAGGATTTGTTGATTCACGAATGATGTCTATAAACTTGATCATGCTTATAAATATTACAAAAATTTTGATTATTATCTTTTTTATACAGTTTCATTTATATCGTAATAATAAGAATCTGTGTCTTCAGTTATCCATTTATCTGCTACTGATTCTACTGAGAGTAAATATTTATCTACTTTTATGTCTTTAACATTTAATGGAAATTCAGATGTAACCCAATTTGAATCTCTCCAATAAATTCTATTATTAGGCATACATAAAAGATAACCACCATCTGCTACTAAAACATGACCTGCTTTATAATCAGTAGGTTCGTCAGAATATGGATTATCGTACCAATCTACAGTAAATAAATAAGTAGCCCAAACTTTAGTTTTATTTCTTAAAATAACCTGGCATCTTTTTTCTAGTAAAAATGAATATTTTGTAACAGATACATTTTCACTAAAACAATCCCATAATTGTTTATAATAGAAAGGAATATCTTTAGTTGGTTCTTTTATAAAAAGTTCTGAAATGGGGACTCTACTTCTTACCATTCCAAAATCTGTCATAATATGAAAGGTTAGTATTTTACCTGTAATAGATTGTATTCCAAAAACATAGGCATTATCAAAAATGTTATTATCTTTAGAATTATGAGTATAATGAGAGCGTCTTATTAAACATTTAAAATAAGGAATATTTTCATTTAACATTATTTTTCTCTTATTAGTAATTCACCTAATACCTCTAAACGACCAACTTCTCTTTGAAATTCAATTGGTGTCATGTTTAAAGATATTTTTTTAAGTGTTTGTTCAAATTCTTTTGTAGCAACTTCTTTATCAAATTTACCGTTAGTTGCTTTTTTATAATAAGGAGCTTTAACTTTAAAGTGGTGCCAAGTTAATAATGCTAAACCACCTTTTTCTTCAGCATTTGAAGCTATTTTAGCAGCACCTTCACCACGTTTTTTAGCAAATTCCTCAAAAGTTTCTTTAAGTTTTTTAGCTTCTTTTAATATATCTAATAATTTTATCATTTTATTTTTACACAATTTGGATATTTTTTACCAAACATTGTTTTCATACCTTTTTGAGTATATCCTTTCCAACATTTTTCAGTAAGTATATCTTCTTCTAACATTTCATTTAACCATTTAGCATTTAAACCAATATAAACATTAGGTTGAATAAAACCTTCAGGATACATTTTAAATGCTTGTGTAGTTCTATGCCAGCCTTCTCCTAATTCATATTTACCATCTTTAGTTTTAAATATAATAATAGGTTCTTTAGATATTCCTTGACTTTTTAATAATTTTTGTTGTGTATTGTGTCTTTCAATATCCTTACCTACATCTTGTCTAATTTCCCCTCCAATTCTTGATTTTAATTCTTGTTGAGTTTTATTACCAAAAATATCCATTGTTATAGGAAAGTTTGTCTTAGTCTCCCATTTTAAATCTTTAAGTTGACTATCAATCCAATCCTGAATACCTTCGGCTGTGTTGATATTATCATCTTTTTTAATCATTTTATAAATCCAATCCTTTATAACATAATCAGGGAAATTTGGAAGTTGTTGTTTTAAATAATCTAAAAGACCTTGTCTTAACTCATTTATATTTTTATTTTTAACAGGAGCATAACCAGAACCATATGGTGCTGCTTTACCTGATTGTGGGTCTGCTGTTTCTTTTACTTTATTTAAACGTTGTGTTTTAGCTTTAGATGATTCTTTACGTTTTTCAATATAATCTAAAGCACGTTTTAATCTAGATTTTACTTCAGGATCTTTTGCTTTACCATATGCTGCTCTTACTCGTTGATGAATTAAATTAATAATTTGTGATTGACGAGCATGTGGTTTAGATTTAAATGAATCTTTATTTAATGTATCAACTATATCTTCTTTAGTTTTAAATTTAATAGATACAGTATCTTTTGGATTTTCATCTGTGTATAAACGACGACCTGATCCTTTAGGTTTTTTACCTGTTCCTTTTTTAGGATCATTTTCAGATAAAACCTCATTTAATATATCTAATAGTTTTATCATTTTGTTTTACCCCATTTAGTACCTTTACCTTTTGCTTTACATCCTGCTGGAGTTGGTCTGCAAGCTGGATATGCTCGTTTTTCGCCTTTTTGTCTTCCACAAGGTTTGTAACCAGTTATTTTACCATCTTTTCTAATTGGAGCATTACAATCAACCCACCCACCTGTTTTACCAGGAGCACCTTTACGAGAAAACCAAGTTCTAAGTGTTTCTTTTACTTTTTCAAGAATTAATTCTTCTTCAACCTTAGCATATCCTGATCCATATGGTGCTGCTTTACCTGATTGAGGATCGTCTGTTTCTTTTATATCTTTCCAAATTTTTCCAGCGCGACATCTTACAACAGCTCCTGATTTGTAAGCTGATGGTTTATCAAACTTACGATCAGCAATACGAAGACATCTGTCTCGTTTTACTTTTTTTTCAGAAAGTATTTCTCTAATAAGTTGTTGTAATTCAGATGTATTCATATTACCATTTTTTACAAGACCAGTAACGAGCTTTCCATCTTGGACCTGGGTTTTTGCAATTGTGTCTTGCTCTAAAGGCTGCACGTCTTTTAGGATTTTTATCCTTAATTACCATTCTTTTACCTTTAGCTGATTTACCACCAAATCCAAAGTTAACTTTTACTACATTACCTTTATCATTTTTAACATATACTTTGAATTTCTTAACATCACCCTGCATTGGTTTACCTAAAGTTACTTTACGACCTTGGTATTCTGCCTCGGTTAATATATCATTATCAGGCATTGGTAAGTCTAAAGGTACTTTTTTACCTTCATATATTCCATATTCACCCAAGTTAGTTTCAGTAATTTTTTCTTTATCAATACCTTCAACATTTAAAGCACCACGAGAATATAAGTATCTTGCTTCAGCCCATAAATTTAAATATTCTTTTGAACCGTATGGTAAAGTTGTTTCAAATAGCGGTGTTTTAGCGTCTATATGGTATTGCATATTTTCAGTCATAACAATACGCGCTTTTAAACTTTCATTTAATATAGGTGCATCAAAACACTTAGCAGTACCCTTACAACCACAACCACAATCTGGTTTTTTAGAGGTCTCTGATAGCACTTTTCTTATTAATTCTTTTAAATTATGCATGATTATAAATATTATATTTTTAATCTAGGAAATAAATCAGAAGGATATGAAATTTTTATTTCTTGTTTATTTATTGCTTCTACAAAATCTTCATTTTTAAAAAATTTAAAATGTCCTATATAGTTAGCGAATATTATTCCTTTAAAAGTAGAAGTTTGGATATATTCAGTAGATGATAATTGAGTTAAATATAAATTAAAAGCTTCATAATTAAATGTATCTGTTATAAATGGTGTAATGTTTATACCAAATGTAGGATACATTATTTTAAGAACATTATTAAATTCTTGTATAAATAAATCTTTATCCCCACTATATTCTAAATATTGTTTATAGATATTATTTATTTTAATTAACCAACTGTGTCCTCCACTAACATTAAATTTTTCTAATTGGTAAGTATGTTCCGTAGATAATCTAAGATTATTAATTAATGTTGAGATGTGAGGTTTTACAGATGTTGAAAAACTACCTCGAGTATAATATTTGGATACAAATAAAGAACCATGATTTCCTGTTCTTGATTTTAATTCTACTTCTCCTATTTCTTTTATATATAAATCCCCTTTAATACTATTTTGAGTAACATTTTCAAAGAAAATAATAAGAAAAAGTTCACCTGGTCCTAAAGATACATTACCTTTAGTTGAATCTTTCATAGACACAAAAATATATTCTAATTCATCTGGTATAAAACCGGGGATTTGTGTAAATATATTATTTTTAGTTATATCGAAAGATACTGGTTGTTTTATTAAATTATAAAATACTTTTGTTTTATTTATTGAATTTAATAAATGTAAAAAGTAAATACTTTCTTTAGTATTTATGTTTTTTCTTAACAAATAATTAAATATTTTTTTATAAAAAAATAGATTATAAGTATAATTTGTTATTTTTTTGAAGATATTCTTCATATATTCTATTTTATTAAAAATAAGAATTTTAAATCTAAAGGTTATGCTGTTGGTGCTTCTTCAGGTGCTTCCTCTTCAGGTACTTCCTCTTCAGGTGTTTCTGTATCAGGCATAGAAAAATCTTCTGGATTTACTTCTGGGATTTCATCTTTGAAATTTCCAGTTGGATCTTCTTCTTCTTTAGGAGCACCGTATGATAATATTCTAGATATTGATTCGGCTGCTGATTCTTCTTCACTTAAATTTAATAAATAATATTTTTTACCTTCAACTTTAGCTATCCAACTTCTTTCAGTATAAATTAAATAAAATGTTTCTTTATTTCCTAATATAATACGAAAAGTAGTAGGACGAGGTGCTACCCATTGAATATCAGTCATAAAAACCTCATACTGTTTAGTAAGTAAACTTACAATTACTTTTTTAAGATCAGGAAATTTACCTAAAACAGGAAATTTTAATGCATCAAGAGACACATCGTTTCCTTTATCTAAATCAACTGATTTAGGTATTAGAGCTTGTTTAGCTAATGTTTTTATTTTATCTCTTAATTCTGACTTAGTCATTATTTAATGTCTTCTGGTTTTTTAACACCTATTTTAGTAGATTTACCCCAAACAGCTGTTCTAGTTTTACCGCCTTTTTCTAATGTAACATCAACTTTTCCACCTGGAGTATATGCACCCGATGATACAGAAACTACTGTTTCTCCACTACCTATAACGTCTCCTTTTTTTAAATATTGAGCTTCTTTTGAATTTGAAGGTGCTTTATAACTAGATTCTTTTAATTTTTTAGCAATAGTTTTTGCTAATCCTTTTGCGTTTTTAATAGCTTTATCTTTTACTCCTTTGTATTCTTCTTCAGGTGATTCTATTTTATTATCCCCATCATAATCTTTTTTTGCTTTTTTCTCGTAAAGTTCTTCAACTTCACCTTCTTCACCTGTTAAATAATCACTAACAGATTGTAAATAATCTTGTGCTTTAGTTAATTTAGATTGTACCCAAGCATCTAATTGCTCATTGTTATCAATCATATTCATTAATTTAGAAGCATTTGATTGAATTGATTTTAATTGTGAATCAGCCATATCAGACTCATCATCCGCTTGTTTCCAATCATCTTCATTTAATGATTCCATTTCACCAATAATAGTTTCATAGTCATCCATAGTTAATGTTTTATCTTCACTACTTAAACCGATTGCTTTTTTAGCAACATCGTGTAAATCAACATCAGTACTAGCATCTTCACGAGCATATTCTAACATACGAATAAATAAAGGAACATCCATAGTAATTTTATCTTCTGGATTTTCTTCTCTTTCTGAGATGTATTGTTTAGAGTTTATTGACTCTGATTCAGCTGTTAATTGTTTTCTTACTAATTCTTTTATGTCTTGTTGTTTCATGTCTTCTATATATTTTTTAGCGTCTTTAATTGCTCTACCTACTAATACTTTTTCAGCATCTTTACCATAACGTTTTACTAAATTCTTTTTATTTTTTAATAACGCATTGATATATTCTTGGCGTTTATTTAAAAATGTGTTTTTGTACTTATCATCAATAACAGGAGAGCCCTTATCTTCAGATAAGAACTCTCTAATTACTGTTTTAAGTTGGGTTTTGTTCATTAATTTGCTTTGTCTTCAGCAATTGAAGCTTTTCTATAGTCGTTAGCTAAAGCTTTAACTTCACCTGCAATTTTACGTGCGCGACCATGAGCAGCTTTAGTAGTTTTAGCGTTTTCCACTTTTAATTCTACTAATAATGACTCGATTTTTTCTAATAACTCTGTTGTGTTCATATTGTTTGTTTTTTATTGTTTATTTTATATTAACGAATTGGTTCTTTATTAGCAATGTGAGTACGAGTAAACATTGTAATTGTATTACCAATTTGTTGTGTTAATTTTTCATCTTGAATTTTTTCAGCTGCGGCTTGTGCTTGTGTTAAAGCATCTTGAACAGCTTTAATATTAGGATCTACAGCACTTGTATCAATATTGAAATTATCTGTAGGTTCTGCATTATCTCCACTAAAATTAATATCTAAATTTTCTTCACCTTCTGGTGTTTCTTCACCTAAATCAAGATTTATATCTTCTTCAGGAGTATCTTCTTTTTTCTTTTTTTTAGCTTCTCTAATTTTAAGAGCACTTAATGCATCTCTAGTTCCTTCAAAACCAGGTATATCATATGATAATTCTTCTTCATCATCCATCATTTCATCATCCATCATTTCATCATCATTAAAGAAGTCTTTGAAATCAAGTTTTTCATCATTTGGATTAATACCGTATTCTACTTCACGACCTGCTTTTTCATAATCTTCATCATCTGGTCCTTCTGTTATTGCAGCACCATCTAACTCAGCAATAATCATTTCTTTGATTTTTTGCTTAAATTCTTCTTTGGTCATTTTTTGTTTTTCTTCGGCTTTACCTTCAGCTTTACCTTCTTCATATTCATAAGCACCAAAACCTTCTCTTAATATTGAGGCCTTGGTTAATTTATTTTCAGTTAAGAATTTTTTGTAATCAAATTTTTCCATTATTTTGTGTGTTTTGTTATAAATATTATATTATCTTTTCTTATTTAAATATTCTGTAAGTAATGAACCAATTGCTCCTACTTTCTGACGTATAAATATCCATTCTTCTTTAGATAATTTATGTTCTGTATTAAATGCAATTCCTATTACTCCAATAAAATGACTGTCTAAATCATCGATTGCTAACATATAAAATGATTTTGTTCCATAATCACAAGCAAATGAATGTAAATCATAATTTTCATGTTCATTATAATTTAAAATACCTAATTCACCATCTTTATATAATTTAGCTAATGCTTTTGGAAATAAACTTACTGGAATATTTTGGAATATGTGTTGTATTGATTGTGTATTTGGAGATACTTTTTCGTAAAATAATGAAAATTTTTGTATTGATTTTCCTGTAGGATAAAAATGACCTCCATTATGAAATTGGGCAATCCATATTCTATCACATTCTAAAATTTCCATCATACCATCTAACTGATGATCAACCAATTCATTTAAATCAATTGCCTCTTTCATTAGGGATTCTTTGTTAGATTGTTTATTAAATTTAAGTTTAATCCATTCTAGTACTGCAGGGCCAATTACCGCTGTTATTAATGCAACGGTTATAGTAGTAATCATAGTTATCATTTTTTCAAACTGTGTAAATATTTAAGTGCTTCTTCTTTATTTTTTAATAATTGTTGTTTACCAGAACCATCCCATTTTTCAACATCACCAGCCTCAGTTATAAATTGGTCTTTTTGATTTATTAACTCTTCAAACCAAACTTCAAAATCATTAGTCATTCCATCAACATAATCATTTGTTATTTGTTTTTCGACTTCTTCTAATTTACCTTGTTTACGTAATTCAGCCTCAGCATTTACCTGACAATTAAAACAATGTCCATACATTATATACCACTGTTTGTCTAAATGGGGTTTTAATGCTTTAGTACAACAAGGACAAAATAAAGGTAAAATTATACCTTCTTTTGCTTTATCTAATTTAGTAACATTTTGTTTAATTCCATTCTTAATAGTCCATGTACGACTATCTTCTTCCCACACATCTCCCTCACTATGGAATTCTTTTGCTTTTTCATAACCTATCCCCATCGTGGTGCTATCCCCGTATTTACCTTGAACAAGGTTACGAAGACGTTCTACATCACGTTGCTTAAATTCTTTTTTTAAAACCGTATTTTTCATTATATTTTATTTATTTATAATGTTTTTGATTTCTTCTCTAATAAACTGGCGGATTTGTTTTATTTTTCTACCTTCTTCTATAGAACTACCACTTTCTTTTTTAATTAATTTATATTTAGTAATGCCAGCACTTTTCATAACAGTATCAATTATTCTTTTTATATTTTCTTTTGTTTCATTTGATTCTTTAGGAAATATAATAGTATTACCTTCTACTTTATAATCTAATAAATTAGGTTTACTGGTTAGTGATTTGATAAAATCATCTACTGATTGTTTTGTTCTAAGAGGAAATGGTTCTCCTCCTCTTGCTTTTAATGCTGTTTTCTTTTTTGAAGGATTTGATGGACCAAAATAATCTTCTATTGCTTTATTAGTATTTGGTTTTCTAATATTTGATAAATATATTCCATAATTATCAATATTTTCTAAGGCATCTACGACTTTTTGAATATTTTCTGTTGTTGTTAAAATAAGATCTTGATCTAAGCGTATTGATGATGATTGATTATCTTCGTCTTCTCTAATATTGTAATTCATATTGTTATTAATTTTTTATACTATCTTCCCAATTACGTAACATCATATTACCTTTTTCATATGCTTCTTTTTCTAATTCAGGTAAATCACCATCTTCGTTTGTATTAGTAGTTTGAATATTATTTAATCTACCTTCTAAATTTTGAATGTGGTGAATCATTTCATGAGAAAATGAACGTAAAATATCTTTTGGATGTCTGTTTAAAGTAAATAAAGTAATTGATTTTTCTGATGGATTGTAATACGCTGTTTTACCTAAAATATTATTTGCATTTTCATTATCATTGCTTATAAATTTTATTTTAGGTAGAGGTTTAATATTTAATCCGTTATCGAGCATGTATTTCGATAAACGTACGATTCCTTCTTTAAGATCCAAAGTTTTAGTTTGATTTTCTTTTACAGGAAATACGTTAGTTGGTATTAAATATAATGCTTTAGGTGTTGATGAAAATTTATATTTTTTATGAAATCGATCTAAATTTTTAACAATATATTCTTTATATAATTTACCTCTTTTAGAATTAGCATCATTGCCAATACCATCATCTGCTTTGGGGTGAAATTGAATTTCTTTAATAATTACATCGTCTATATTATCATCTACTGTGTTTACAAAATTAGATATAATATCTAACATAGTAGCCATTATTCTATATTGTTCTTGATAGTTAGTTATTTCCTCTCCTCCACTTTTTAAACCAAAACCAAAAGCCATATACATTTGGTGTTTACCATTAGTTGTTGTAGGTGGTATAGTTTTAATAAAAACATTTACAACATAATCAGCATTATCTGATTTAAAGGCGTATTGATATGTACCATCACCATATTCGGGTGCCATTTCTTTTAATTTATCAACATAAGTTTCTATGCTATAATTACCTAAAGTACGCCACTCAAATGGTTTAACATTTCCTTCTCCTAATTCATTTAAAGTATCAGAAGTATTATCATACCCACACTTATGGCAAAGATATAAATCATCCCCACCATCTTCTTTAGACCACTTCCAATTACAATTATTACATATTATATCAGTAGCTGTAATAAGTTCGGTAAGGTGTTCAACTAATGAGGAAACTAGGATATTCATTAATTATAAATATTAATGAAAAAAATAAATTATGATATTTTAATAGTAGTTGGGAGTGTTTGAGTTAATGGTTTGTAGTCAGGATTTTCCATTTTAAAAATATCATATATTTTAGTAAACATATTAAAATTATGTTCTATATTACCTATTTGTTTTAATTGCCATCCACTACCTTGAATTTTATCTTTAGCAGGACCTCGTGTAGCTGCTTTTAACCATACTATACCTGTATCTGTTACTTTTTCACTATGTGTTTCATTCCATGCTTGAGCATAGGCTGCTAGTTGTAAATTATATGAATTATGAATTGAATTTGATGTTTTAATATCTAATAAATATAATACTCCTGCTATTCTACATATAATATCTGCAGTACCTGCGAATTTATATTCATCTGAAAATAAATGATATTCTGTTGCTATTAGTTCTGGTTTATGTGTATTCCAAAAATCAGCAAATTTTAATATCATTTTCCAAATTTCTAAACCGTATAAAGCATTTCCATCCTCATCAATCCAACTTAATTCATTTCCATTAAGAAAATGTTCAATAGCATTGTGTACTTGTGTACCTTCCCATGCTGCTTTTTGAGCAATAATTTCACTATTATGACCTACATCTTTAAGCCAATCGTGAAAAAATTTATTTTTAGGAAAATAGTTTAATATACTAGATACTGAAGGATAATATTCCTCGTTTCGTCTGTAAAAACGTTGATCTAATACGTTAATTTGTTTATTATCAGAACTATATTGTATAATTCGTTTAATTTTAGGATCATGGATAATATTTGAGTTTTTGTCTATCATAATGTTAGTTTTTTTCCTAGTAAACTAGAAAAGGTTAATGGATAAGTGTCTTGAATTAATTTTGTAAAGTTTTCAAAACCCATTTCGCTTGGGTCTTTATCTTGCATATCTACTAGATAAACTTCTTTACCTTCAGACATTAGCTTTTCACAAAAACTCAAGGCTTGTTTTTGAGCATCCCTGTCTAAGGCGATATATATTTTGTCAACACTAGATTTTACAATTTTCTTCATTAAATTAGATTGTATATTTTTACCTAGTAGTGGGATAGTATTTCTTTTAATTGTTGTTGCATCAAATGGTCCTTCACACAATATAATTGGTAATTCCCAATTTATATATAATTCAAAAGGAATTATATCACGTGATACTGTTGGGTTTTTATATTTTATAAATGAATCTTTTTTAAATGAACGTCCTGTAAAATAATTTAATTTACCATTTGCATCGTATGAAGGAATAATTATCATATTAGCATATGGTCCTGAATCGCAATAACCCATATTATATTTAATTATATCTTCTTCTAATATATTTCTAGATTTTAAGTATGATAATGCATGTCTACCTATAATATTTAATTGACTAATATTCAATAGTGATTTATATTCTTTAGGTAGTTCTACTTTTTCCTCTACTGTTATTTGTTTTTCTGAGAATCCTCCTTTAGTAAGTGATTTTAATTCTGATATTATTTCAGGTGATAATGGGGATAGTTTTAAAACTTGATATGCTTTTTTACCTTTTTTATCACATGCCCAACAATGCCAAGGATTTTCACCCTTTTCATTTTCGTTAAAATTAATTTCTAGTTTTGGTTTATGGTGATTACAAAAAGGACAATGATATGCATAATTTCCTCTAGAAGTAGATTTACCTGTTCCTAATACAGAATTAACCAAAGCTATTAAAGGTTGATTTAACATAACCTTAATATAATAAAAAAAGCTTGGTTTTCCAAGCTTAATTTAAAATTATTTTATTTTTTTGATTTTTGCTTTTGTTTCCTCAGCTTTTTCTTTAATAGCTTTTTGAGCACTTCTATATTCTTCCATTGATGTTTCAACTTCTTTAAGTTGATCTTCAAATGATTTTAATGCTTCACCAGCTAAACGATTTGCTTCAGATTTATTTTTATAAACACCCAATGTTTCTTCTGCTTTAATATCATCAAAAACAGTAGCTTCTTGAACCATATTTTCTTTAGTCATACCTTTTTTAGGTTTTTTAACTACAAAAAATTTACCAATTTCATCTACTGGGATGTGTGCTTCTTCTTGGATATTTGCTAATTCTTCTAGAATTAGTTTTCTTAAATCTGTTAGTTTCATTTGTTATAAATATTATAAAAAGTCTTTACTGTAGAATTTTCCTAAAATATTGTCGTTAAACCATTTATCAGGATTTTCTAACACACCATGAGTAAACATATATTTACACTCATAGTATGTTAGTAATTTTTTATTGGGTACCAACTGTAGTATCTGACGGGTAAATTCCTCTTGTTTACCGTCCTTTATCAGTGCTAAGATTGGTTTTGCGGACCCAAAATATGTTTTCCAATCGGATTCTTTTTTAACAATTTCTGTTAATACTTTTCGTCCTCTTGTTACGGGCATTTCTGCTAATTCTTTTTTGGTTAATTTGCGCTTTACGTTGTGATATAGCGATTTTTTCCCTAAATACGATACTTCGCTCGGAGTATGAGTTACCATGTATATATACCCAAAAGTGTCGGTTGGGAAATCATCCAGTGATATTATTTCTTTATTTTCGTATAACCAATTATTCATAATTTATCTATCTATATTAATAAGTATTGTAGTATCTGTTGTAGGCGATGAAGGTAATGGTTGTGATAATTTTCCTATTGCTAATAAATTTTGATCTTCATCATATAATCCTACTGTTGTTACATATGGTGAGAATAAAGATGATGTTACATAACTATATGGTATACCTTCAGAACCTGAAATTATAGATGGATTTAAACTAAAATTAAATTCATTTTCTCTTGCTGTACATTTATATTGTGTTTCATAAATTGTTAGAGAGGATGAAAATGAACAAGTTACGTTAGATGATGTTATAAAATTTTCAATTACTATACTATCAGATAATCCATAAACAGAAGAACCAAATATTCCAGTTCCATAAGTATCAGCTAATGGCATTGAATCACTAGTTAATACAGCAATCCCATGAGAATAAAATATTTGACCACAAATTTGTTGAGTAGAAGAAAATATTAAATTTCCTTCTCCATCATCATTAATCGAACCACTGTCTGCACTCCATCTAAATGAACCAGGTTGTATATAATTTCCAAATAATTTTGCTGGAATTGATAAAACACCAATATATAAATTAGGTGCTGTAGGAAGATAATGTTCAAAAGTTAAAGTTGTTTGAGGATAATTAAAATATCTACCTGCAGAAGATGTAGGACCTACTAAAACATCTCCTTCTGAGTTTGCTCCAGGTATTAAACTTGCTGTTGTTACTGGAGATCCTAAACTTGCTGTTGAATTTAAAAAATTTGAGTAATACAGTTCTTTAATAGAACTATAAACTAATCTTTGGTATTGAGTAGATATTTGTCCTGTTGTTGGATCGCTTAGTGGATTAAATAAAGAACCTGTATTTAAACCTAAAAATCTATCAATACCAACATTAGAACCTGTGAATGAAGCAGCACCATTAAAAGTAAATGATTTATTTACCTCGAATGGAGAAACAATTATATCAGATGCTTGAAATTGTTTGTATACGCTCATTCATTTTAAAAATCTAATTTAACACGTATAAGAGCTTCTGATGTGAAATTTTTAGATAATGGTCTTGATAATTTAGCTACAGCTAATAACTCATTATTATTATTATATAAACCTACAGTTGTAATATATGTTTGTGGATTATTAATAAAATCACTATATATTACTTCACCTGTAGAACCTGCAATAAAACTTGGATTTTCAGAATAATTAAATTCAGAACTTTGTGGTCTTACAAATATATAATCTGATGTAATAGTTTCTTGTGAATTAATTAAAAATGAAGCTCCTCCACTAATTGCTGTGTAAATATCTCTTAGTGGTGGTGCTATTGGAGCTACTGATGCTGTTGCAGAACCACTAAATAAAAATCCTATACCTCCGTCAGCTGGTACTGCTCTTAATGCACTCGGATTTAATAATATAGTTCCAATATCTGGTAAGAACCAACCATAAGAACCTGTTTTTGAAAATCCATCTGCTGTTGTTGCTGAACCTGTAAATCTAATACCTTGAGACCCCGACATTAATTGAAATACTCTCATTCCGCCATTCGTATAAACAACAGAACTTACATATTTACTATTATCTGTTAAAGTAACAGAACCTGAAGATGCTGCTTGTCCTTTAAGTGTTAATGCTAATGAACCTAAAAATAATGATTCTTTATATCTAGATCTATCAAAAGAAATTGCAATAAATTCAGATGAAGTAATTGCTCCAAAAATAAAATTAGAATTTTCATCTCCTAAAACTAAATCTTGATATTGACCATAGATTGTAGAAGTTGGAGAATAACCATCTACTAAGTTATTAAAATTTAAACTACCACTTCCATTAGTATTACCATAAGCTATAGCAAATTGTACTTCAGCACCTATTTGTGTTGATGCTGTTTGAAAAATATTATAATAATAATTACCTGCTGTACTTGCTATCTGTGTAGAAGAGGTAAAAAATGTTGTTAATGAAGGTGTATTAGTAGACCACAATGTAGCTGTAATTGAATCACTACTTACTACAATATCTGTTGGTTGAAATGCTTTAAATGCCATGTCTTATATTTTATACTTTTGTTAATTGGAATGGTATTGTTGCTGTAGCTCCACTATCTCTACCTACAATATTTAATGTAGCTTGTAAAATTGATCCTGCATTAGCAGTAGCAGGGAATATAGCATTTACAGTAGTACCTCTTATATTTAAAGAAGTACCTATTACTGTTTTAGATACTACAGTACCTGTTGTTTGAGTTGAAGTATTTAGTGCTTGTGCATTTGGAGTATTAATACCAACACCCTCAAATGTAGATGTTAATCTAACATCAGAAATTGTAAATGTATAACCTGATTGTTCAGATGTATTTCCTCCAAAATAGTTTAGAGTTTCAGGTCGAATTATTTGTGATTGACCTTGTTTTAAAGGAACACTTGGAGGAATAGCTAAAATAGGTAACTTAGCTGTACCACGAGGTAATGTTGTTAATTTATATTTCATTACTTGAGTTTCATTAGGAAAAGCTTCAAGTAAAGGCATATTAATTAATGCCTCACCATAATAAGCAGATCCTGATGGGTGATTAGGATTATACAAAGTATAATCAATTTCATCATCAGCTAAAGCAAATTGTGTTATACGAAACGAACCATCATTTTGAGCTAATAATTGACGGCCTTTAGTAGTTAAAATAGCATCTACTGTAACTACGGTATTATTTAAATATCCCATGTGTTTTTATTTTTATTATAAATATATAATTTTTTAATTATTTTACTTCATTTTGAAAATTTTGTTGTAAAAATTCTAAAGGGTAAAAATATGTTTTTTTATTATACGGAATTGGAGAATTAGGACTTATTGGATTTCCAATCTTAAATGGAGTTGTATTTTCTTTTGCTAAGTTAAAAATTTTTAATTCTAATTCTTGATCAGGTTGATAATTTAAAAAATCATATGTTGAAATCCAGTTAATCATATTATTAATATACATCTAAAACAAATTCAAAACCATCACCCCCCGTAATAGCTCCTATATCTACTGTACCATAAGTAGTAGAATTAAAAACTGTATTAGTAGGACTAGCATTTACAACAACTCCTGTAAAAATAGTAGTTCCATTAATTGTTAAATCGGCAAAACTAGCAGGAAAAGGACTTCCGGGAACAAGGGTTAATTCCCAATAAGCTGTATTAATTAATGGGGTAGTTGTTGTACTAATATCAGTATTTATATTTCCTCCTCCCGGTGAGACAAATCCTGTTCCTGCATTAATATAATTATAAGTTAATGAATTATCAAAAAACTGCAAAATAGGATTAAATTCATTAGCTGTAGGTGGTGGGGGTGGAAAAGGTGGGGGTGCGGCCACATTATTTGTTACATCTAAAATAATTTTATAATTTGTATTATCATAGAAATAATCTAAATTTGAAAAATCACCTACACCAAAAGAAGAAGTTTGAGCAGTAAGATTATATATTCTGTCGGCTCCTGAAAATTCTCCTCTTCCCCAATTATTATCTGAAACTGTATTTGATCCATTAGGTCCTGAAAAATAAGAGAAATTTGACATTTTAAATAAACTAAGTTCTCCTGAACTATAAGTTCCATTTGCTTCTTCCCATATATCAATAAATGAAATGCTTGAACTAGGTATTGTCATTTTTATTGATTTTTTCTTCTAAAATTTCAATTTTATTATTTAGTTCTTTAACTGCTTCAATTAAAACTGCTATTATTTTTTCATATTTAACAGCTTTATATCCATTATCACGAGTAACTACAATTTCAGGTAAGACTTTTTCAACTTCTTGAGCTATAATTCCTATATCTTTTCCTTTATTTTCATGAATACCTTTTTTTGGAATCCAAGTAAACTTATATCCATTAAGTTGTTGTATTATTTCTACAGGATTGGAAATAATTTTTTTATTTGTTTTTAATCTTTCATCTGATGAATAAAAAGCAATAACGTCATTAGTTGCTCGAATTAAACCTATTGTTGTTGGAGTACTTGTTCCTACACCTAAAGCACCACTTATATATGCACTACCTGTTACTCCTAAGCTACCAGTTATTTGTGCTGATCCAGTAAATGGAAATCCACTACCTCCTGATGCTAGGTTTGTTCCCACACCTGCACCACCTGCGGTGATATCTAAAAAATATCCTCGTGCAGTGCCCCCTTGCTCAAAAAATCTTAATCTATTTTGCCAAACATCGATAGTAACACCTCCTGTAATAGATGTGTTTGTAACGGCTTTACTAAGAAAGATTTCCCCTCCTTCATCTCCTGATGAATTTAGTGATCTTAGGTATTGTGCGGCAGTAACATCTCCATTTGAGTATAAAGATGATCCACTAATTGTACCATTTACTGTTACGTTTTGATTTAATGTATTAATAAATGAAGCTGTTGATGTAAATGATGAACTTAATGCTTGAGTAGCAAATGATGCTGTTATTGCTCTTGATGATGATACAGCCCATGAAGCGGTACCATTTAAAGGTCCAATAAATGAGGTAGCACTGACTGTATTTAAAACAGCATCCGAACCTGACGTTATAATTCGCTTCCAACTAGACATATTTTATTTTATTATAATTATATAATAAGTTAAGATTTTTTTCTTGCTGATTGCTTCATTGTCTCATTATTTACAATTTGTTGAAGACCTAACATTTTAGCTTCTTCTTCATTTTTAATAAATTGTATTATTTGTTCTAACTCTTGTTCAATTTTAATTTGAATAGAAGCACAAAATTTAGCATCTCGTCCTTGAATTGGAACAGTTTCTAAGGCTTGTCTAATAAAATTTAGTTCAGCATGGGAAAAATCGATTGAAAATATATTCATAACTGTTTGTTTTATTTATTTATGTTTGATTTGAATTTAAATATTGTTCTTGTAATTTAACAACTAAAGTATACAAAAACTCTATGTCTTCTCCAAGAAATGTTGTACGCTTAATCATAGAAAGTAAAATTTCTATTTCTTTTTGATTAAGATTATTAATACCTAATTGTGGGTTTGTTTGTTTATTAAGTTTATCTAAAATCCCCATAATTTTTATGAATATATAAAAATATCTTCTGAAGTTGAATTAACCCAAATATTACCTAATCCATTTGTAACACCACCATAAATTGGAGCTGCTGTAGGATTAGATGCCGCTATTTGTGTTGTAGTTACAAAAGCGGCTGCTGTATATGAAGGACTAGAAGCATTAAAAGATGATGTGAATCCCCAACGATTAACTGAATTTTCATAACCAAATAATTCTCCTATATTTTGAGTTGCTTGTTGAACAATAATACCACCATCTCCTGCTGAGTTTGAACCTGAAGCAAATAATACAAATCGGTCAGCAACTTCTAAATTGGTTGTTTGTTGAAATGAAGCTGTACCTTGTACTATTAAATTTCCTGTTAATACTTGATTTCCTGTTACACTTAATGTAGTACCATCAAACGTTAAATTGGCTTCACCATTTATTGTACCAGCACCGGTTGCTGTTAATATTCTATTATCAGCATTATTAGTAACATTATTAGCTATACTTCCTACAGTTGAAGCAAATGACGCACTTGTAACAAATGATGCTGTTGTAGCAAATGAAGCAGTTGTAGCAAATGAAGATGATGTTGAGGATAAAGCTGTTGTAGCAAAAGATGAACTTAAAGCTTGAGTTGCATTTGAAGAAGTTACTGTTAAAGTATTTGTAGTAGCATTAAAAGTAAGAGCAGCAGAATCTACTCTTGGTAACTGAGCTCCTGATGTACCATCTGTAAATACTACATAATATGGTCCTGTACCTGTTGTTGTGTCAGTAACTGTAAATCTAGAAGATGTTAATGCATTTGTAGCCCAACTTGAAGTACCAATTAATGAACCAGTAAAACCAGTAGAAGTTATTGATGTAATACCTGTAATAGTAGTAGCTAATGTTAAACTATCTGTACCTTCAACTGCTAAATTAGTACCTGCTAAATCAGTTAATAAATTACCATAGGTAATAAATTTACTAGCACCATCACTAATAAAAAATTGATCAGTAGATGCTAAATCTGTTTTAGCAACTATAGGAAAATTAGCAGCTACACCACTTAATCCAGAACCATCACCAAAATAAGAACCACTAAATGAACCGGATATTGAAACCCCTGTTGCTCCTGTTGTAGCTAGTATACTTCCTGTTCCATTGATGGTTCTAACAGATAAATTATTAGAACCTCCACCAATTACTACACTACCTGATGTTAAATTATCTACTTGAAGTGCTGCTAAATTAGCTGTACTTCCCGAGGTTATTACTTTTTTCCAAGTTGCCATTTTATTTTATTTTATTTTATTTATAAATATATGAAGAATTTAAGATTAATCAAGACCTACGAAAAAAGAACCAGAAGTAAAATAAATTCCACCGTTTGGTGCTGAGTTTGTTAATTCTTGTGATTGAGTTGCTAATATAATTACACCACTTTGAGATACTGTAAATAAGGGAATATTATTATTAGTAATAATAAAAATGTTAGGTCCTGTATTTACACTAGCAGAAATACTACCTGTAGTTATTCTAAAAGGATTAGAATCTGAATTTAAAGCATAAGATGCTGTTGCTGCATATGAAGAACTTAGAGCTTGTTCAGCAAATAAAGCATAAGAAGCTGTTGATACTGAACCTGACTGTGCTACTGTTATTGGAAATGTTGTTCCGTCTCCTTTTGTAAAAGTTATTGTTGTATTAGATACAGATGCTGTTGTTATACCTTGTAAAGATAAAGAAGAGGTTATTGAAAAGGAAGATGTTAAAGCATAAGATGCGCTTGTGGGTACTAAAGTAGATAAATTTATAAAAAATGTACTTCCATCCCCTTTTATAAATGTTAAATTAGGATTTGAAAACGATGCCGTTGATAATAATGAACCTGTATTAACAGTTATTCCTCCGCCTCCTCCACCTACAGTAATAATTAAATTATTAAATTCACCAACAGATGCTGTTACACCTGATCCTGTAAAATTAATTAAATTAACATTAGATGTAATTAGATCATTTCCGTTAAATATCTTTAAAGGAATTAACCCAGGTACTGTATTAAACATTGGCATTTATTATAAATACATTAAAGCTTCAATTTTATTGAATTAATCCTGCTTTTCTAGCTAAATCATATGGATCAAAATTTGGATTAAAATTTTCAGGAATTAAAAATCCTCCATCTTTATATGATGGTATAATATTAACTAGTACAAAGGTCTCATTTGGTACTCTTCTCATTATTCTAAATGATTGATTTGAAGTTAATTGAGGATAACTATGTGCTGATGGTACTATTTGAAGACTACTTGATATTCCAGAAAGAATATCTGATGTATTAGTATCTAATATTTGATATAAAAATCCATTATTCCATTTATAGTCTAATGAACCTGATTGAATAGGATCAGGAGAATTAGATGTTCCAAATCTAATAAAATCTCCATATTGTATAGGGAAAAGGGTATTTTCTACTGGTATTACTCCCTCACCTAACCCATTATTTGATTTATTAAATATTTTAAATAATCCAGGTGTTCCTCTAGTTGTATAAGAAGTTACATTATTAAAATTAGTACCTGGTATGAAAAAATCTAAAAAGTTAGGGTTTGGTGAAACTGGATTATTTAATAATAATGAACTTGTAATACTTGAACCTGAAATAAAAAATACTGATGGGAAATTATTTATTACATCAGCATTTACTGTAAATCCAGCATCTGATATAGTTCCTGATCCTGATTTAACTACAATTGTTTCATATATAGCCCCTCCTTCTACAATAGTAACGGGGATATTAGGTTCACCAGGTGAATAAACTACTGGTAAAATATAAGCTGTTTGGTTTTTTACAAATATATTTGATACTGTTTCTAACCATTTATTATTTCCAGTTAATGGAATAGCATTACCTTCTGTATCTACTAAATAAGTTAAATGGATGTTTCCGCCTCCTGGATAATGTGGAGATGATGTACCTCTAAAATCCCAATAAGCAAAATAGTTTACATAGTTATCTATAGCTGCTGTTTTACCATATGATGAATCTCCAATAGTATAAGTATTATATTTAGCACTTGTATTTTTAGATCCAACATAACGTGGATTAATATTTGAAGCTAAAGTATAATTTGAATCTTGTATTTGAGCATAAGTAGCGGATTGTGACAAAATTACTTGTTGATTTACAGGTAATACACCTTGTTGTGAATAATCAACATCAAAATATTTTTCAGATAATCTATTACTATAGACATTGTTTAAAACAGCATTATATTCAGGATATAATTCTAAATTACCGGGAAATGTTGATTGTTGATAAATGTTAGGATCATTAGGATAACCTATAGTTTGAGGATTAACAACATTAACAGTCCAATTAGTAGCAGAATTAAGTGAACCTGTTGAATCGTCTATACCAGTATTATAAAAATTATACCCAACAACATATATAGAACCACTTTTTAATGAAATATTATTTATATTTACATTTGTGTTTATATTTACATTACCTACCTGATTTGTAATTTCAAAATCACTACTTAAATATTTATAATTTCCATTTGTATTTTCAAAAGCATAAATATATAATATATCAGCAGAATCGCCAAAATAAAATGATCCTGTTATATAAATATTAAAATCAGCTACAGTATTATATTTAGGACTATATTCATATGTAGAAATATTATAATAATCTATATATCTATTTAATATATTAAATGGAAAAAATGCAGGAAAAGAACTACTTATTACAGTATTATTAGTTACACTAACATTTAAATTTTGATAATCACCTATTGTAGGATAAAATGATTGATTATTTAATAATATATTATCTGGATTTAGACTTTGAGTAGTAACAGTTATTACAGAACCACTTAATTCTCCATCAAAAAATTCTGTTTGATATGAATCAGTAAATGGAACTATTCCTAAAGGTCCTGAGTTGCTTCCACCCCAAATTTGGGTTACAGTTGTATTATAATTACCAGGTAATATAACAGATGATGTTTGTCCATTTAAATCAGGTAATGTACCTCCATTACTTCCAGTAATTGTTCCTACTGGAATTGAACCTGTAAATAATATATTTTCTTGGTAAAAAGGAATATTAGTTGAACCACTAGCCACATTAGCTATTGATGTAGAAATTTCTGCTTGTGGTACAGGGTATTTATTTCTTTCTAGTAAATGTTGTTTAATTATAATACCTGATGCTAAACTTGCTCTAGCAGGAATCCAATCAGCTACTGTTTTAAATAATGAATTATCAAAAAACTGAATTAATCTTATATAATCCCATTCTTGATAATCTGTTAAATACTTTTTAAAATAAGAGTCTCTTAAACCATCTAAATCAGGATATGATAAAGATGGAGATGTTTGTTGTCTAGGATCTCCTATAAATTCTCCAATATTAAAATAACCTAATTGATTATTTATATCTTCATTTATTTCGTTTTGTGGTGAAAAACCTACTTCTACATAATCAACATCTCTAGTATAACTTTGACTTATTGGTGATGATTGTTGGACTGAAATAAAAGGAGACAGTACTTTAGGATTAGGAGTATTATTTTTATTATTACTATAAGGTAAAACTATATTTTGTTGTTGTATTTTTTGAGATATTGCATTCTGAATACCTGCTGGAACTTGATCATAATAATGAATCTCAGTATTTGGAATATATTTTCCTTCTAAACTTATATAAAAATCACTATTTGATGTAAATGAAGAAGTTGATATCCAAGAACCTGTGATTTTAGGATGAATAGAAATAGATGAAGTATATAATTCTCCTCCTAAAGATGCTCTAAAAGCTAAATATTCACTTGATTCTATTGATGATGGATTCATTATATAATCATTAAAATAATCTTCCAATAGTGGTTGAGTATAATATCTGATTTCTTGAAATGATCCTGTAAATATTTTTAATGACGATGAGCCAAAAGTAGATATTAAACTACTATTCCACACATTACTTCCAGTTACTGATGATGATTCTTTAAAATTTATTGAATTTGGTGATTCATTATTTTTATTTCCAGCATATAAAGTAAATCCATTACTTCCACTATTGATTAAAACTGACCACCATTCTTCATTATAAAATGGTAAATAAATACTAGCAGATACTGAAGCAGATGATGTATTAGGTATAAATTCTAATAAAGCATATTGATAATAAGGATTTAAGGGACCACCACTATAAGAAGCAGTAATATAACCTGAGCCTGTGTATCTTAATCTTAATGTAACTCCATTGTCTGTTGACCATAAGTTTTGTAAAGCTATACTAGCTGTATTTTGTGGTAAAGTATTAGTTTTAAATCTAAATTCTACTGCTTGAGGTCTATCATTTAAAGAACCCCATGATGAATTTAAAACAAAAGATGATGATATAAAAGCAGAGCCACTAGTATAAAAAGCATAATTATATTCATTTTGTCCGTAATCCCATGTATTTGGATTTTTATCTTTACCTCCAAATTCATTTATTCTTAAAATAGTATCTGGGACTCCAAAAGTAGTAATTAAATCTTTTAAACCTTGAGTACTACCTTTTTTCTTTAATAATAAAGGTAAATTATGGTATATTCGTTTATATTGTTCTTTATTTATATCACTAGTGGGTGTCAATGAAGATGTAGAAGAAGCAGTTATATACGTTGTTATATAATCTAAAAACGAACCTGATGGTACAGGATATTGTGTTGTTGTATATGGTAAATTATATAAACTTCCTGATGGTGTAAAACCTATTAATGCAGAATATAAATCGTTTGATGAAAAATTATTTTGGTATATTTTTATACCCATATCTCTTAGTATATCTGCTACTAAGTCTTTAGATACACCATAATTTAATCTATTATCAGCATTATATTTGTTAGTAATATCTTGTAAATATACAAATGTATTATCAAAACTTTGACCAATCATTTCAATAAATAAATTAAATTGAAAATTACTAGGGTCATCAGTAATATATGAAGGAATAGCTAAAGTTAAAGCATTATTATTTTCTAAATCATAGTTTTCAGCTACTAAAGATTGACTTATTAACCAATTTTGACCATTTAATGAAGTAGTTAAAACATTTACATATGGTGGAGTATCATTACTTTTAGGCCAACAAGTTGAACCTGATTCGTAATATAAAAAATATTCATATCCATCAAATCCTGTAATAATTTCATCAATTTTATTTTGATATACTATATTACTTGATGAAACATAATAATTTGTTGGTGTTCCACTAGACAAACTAGCACTATAATTATATTGTTCTATTAATGATAATTTATAGTAAAAATTTTCTAAACGAGTTTGTGCTGAAGAGAAATGTATAAAATTTGAATAATCGGAATAATCTATATTGATTTCTATTCCTGTTTCAGCTAATAAACTATTTAGTTGATATTGAGAGCTACCTGATCCTTGTGATGTTGATGTATTATTAAGATTAGCTAAATTAATATAATTAGTAGAATTATTTATTTGATCCTTAATATTAATGTTAGTATTAGGACCTTTTAAATAAATAAACTCATCTTCTATATCAAATGTATTTATAATACTAATATTATAAGCAACAGAATCAGATGCTTTAACTACAACCCATAATTCATCTTTGATTGAAAATTGAGAAGGTAAAGCATCATATAATTTTATTAATACTGTTGGATTAGTTTCAATAGAATTATCTAGTAATACGTTATTAGCTATTATTAATTGATTGTTACCAAAATCTAAATAAAAATCATAATAACTACCTACTGTTGTACTAATTTCATTAGATAATTCATTAGCAGAAGAAACCACAACTTCGTTTGGAATAGCAGTTGTATCTAATCTAATTTCTGTTCTATCGGAACTTATTTCTGATATAAAGTAACGATTAAGTGAATTTGAACCTAGTCTTGGGGTTAAAAAATTATATAAAGTATTATAATTTCCTTCTGTAAAACCAGCATTTTTTAAATTTTCTTCTGGTGTTAAAGTTATTATATTATTATTTATATAATAACTAGAATAACCATCTACATTTTCGAATAATATATTTGAATTTAAATCATAGATAAAATATTCTATAATATCCGTAGAAGAATTAAAAATACGATCTATTGTTGTTGAATTTATAAGAGCACTATCTTCTGGAGAATAGGTTTGTAGTTCAAATGTTGTTGGGTTTATATTTTGTATATTAACTATTTCAGCCATTTATTTTATTGTGTTATATTTCCTAATATACTTTGTTGTAATTCAAGATTTTCTTGTCTTAATTGATTTGTTTCTTCTAATAATGCTTGAATTAAATCATCATTTAAATTTGTTGAACCAACATATTCACTACTCGTTTTAATAAGATATTCATGAGAATTTGTATCTCCAAATTTAGGTATTGAAAAAAATAATGTTTGATAATTTTGAAAAAATTCAGCTACAGAAATGGTTGGTAAAGAACCTGTTGGTTGTGGTTGTACCAATTGAGTAAAAGAAGTATCTATTACTCTTTTATATTGATTTTTATCAAATATTGTTTTATTTGGTGTAATATTTTCCATTATCCATTAACAATTTTAAATGAGTATTGATTATCGAAAACAATTGTTGTTCCGTCAATTATTGTTTTTATTATAATAGTATAATATCTTTCTGGTTCTAATCCATTCATGTATACTTCAAAGTAACTTGACGTAGAATCCGCGCTTATCTGTGTATATAAATCATCAAAATCTATAACATATTCATTCGTGTATACATCTTTAATAGCATAATATGACGTAGTAGGTAAATAAAAATTATTAGTATAAACTGATGATGTTTGCCATACTTGAATTGGAAATTCTGGTCTAGCATTTACTCTAAATTTATTTATACTATTTGGAAAAAATGTGCCTGGGTTATTAGCTACTGTAATAGTAGCTGGTAAGGTATTTAATATTGTTTGTGTAGAAGATCCTGTATTAAAAGTATAATCTCTCCAGCTAAATTGTAATTGCGGAGGATAAATAGTATTAGTATCTACTGAATAATATTTTAATTCTGGTTGGTAATTAATATTATCTATAAATTCAGGTTCTTGTTTTATTATAAATCCATCAAATGTATTATTAGGTATAGCTCCTGTATACCATGCTCTAATCATATTAGATACATTAAAATTAGTATCTTTAGTAGATTTATAATTAAATGATTGAGAAGCTGTTATAGGATATATATTAGAATTTAATCTAGAAGGTATTACAGATCCAGTATACCATGTTCCTCCACCAGCTGGTGCATAATTTGTATTATAAGATCCTGTTGAACAAGTATTATAGTTTGATGTTGCCCAAGTGTTAGAACCTGAATATCCTTGCCATATCCAACTTGTTCCATCTGTGGTTTGAGGATCATCCAAATATTGTCCTGTTCCCATACTCCAAGCCCCAGATACAGGATAACATTCTAAAGTAGTACCTGTTGGTAATATTTCTAATCCAGTTGCTGTTGCTATAAAACAGTTTAATGTTGCTTTCCAACTAGATGTACTTAATAATTGTGCTGAGCTACTTATGCCTATTTTATTTTCTAATACATCTTCAATTTCTGTTTCATCAAATGAAATTAAAAATCTACTTGTTTGAGGATTTGGGGTAGAATAAGCAAATGTTGTAAGAGTAGCTTCCATAATAGGATCTAATCCTGTATTCATTGTTGGAAATAATGAATATAACGTTGCGTCTTTAGTCGGAAATAATTTATATACTGCCATTTTTTATTATAAGTTTACTACTCTTCCTTGAATATCTTGTGTTGGATATTTTACCTCAAAAATTGAAGGATCTAATGATGGATAAACAACATTACTAATTGTTGCTCCTGCTATATCATAAGCATAAGGTGAATATCCTAAATTTTCTCCAACTAAATTTGTTATTTCTACGTTTTTAACTGTTTGAACTCCTTCAATTCTATCTAATAAAATATAAATATCTCTTAATAAAATTGGTTGATTTATTTGCCATTTATCTATTAGAAAATAATCTTGTAAAGCAGTAATACAATTTGATAAAATTTGATTACTATTATAATTAGGTAATATAATAATATCAAAATTCAATCCAATATTAATAATAAAACCATCTTTAATATTTACAGCATCATTTACCATTTTATATTGTGATAAATAATTTACAACATTTTGTTTTATTGATGGTGAAGCTATAGTTAATCTATTATTTACATCGTATGATAAAACGTATAGATCTAATATTGAATTAGATTCACCAGAAGATATGGATTGTGCTTTTGTAGGTTCAATATACGCTTTAGATACAACACCATATTTAGCAGGTAAAGATAATGTTCTAACTAAATAATCATCTTGAGTTACGTTACGTAATTGAGATGAAAAATTTGAGGATGCATTTTGTCTAATTTCTTCTATTGTATCTCCATCTCCACCACCACTTGCTGCTGTTGGATTTGTAATAGCTAATGAATTAAATATAGTATCTGATGTTACTGAATTTAAATTTGATTTTAAAAATGTAGTATTTGCAATTAAATTAGTTAAGCTATTAGCAGGTACATTTGCTGTAACTCCTCCACCGGTTAAATATCTTACTGTTAAAGTAGTATTAGAAGGAGCAATACCATATGTTTTAGTAAACATAAAGTTTGTAGGTGAATATGCTGCTGTTAATTTTGATTTTTCAAAAGGTAAACCAATACCTACGTTATTTGGATTAGGTATAATTTCTTCATCAGTATCATTAGCTGTTCCTGCTCCAAATTGTAATTGTAAAGTTTGAGAATCTAAAAATCTTGATGTAAATCTTCTTTGAACTTGTCTTAATTTTAAAATATAAGGAGTATCTCCACTATACTGTGATAAGTTAGGATTATTTATATTTGTATTTTTAATAGAATCATATACAGTATCTTGAGCTAAATAATCTACTTCATACCATTTATTTCCATCAGTATCAATTACATCTAAAATTCCTACAATTCGTGGTGTATTAATAGTTACAGTTGAAAATTGTACTGGAGAACCAAAACTAAAAGTAGTAGTACTAATAGTTGAAGATATTGCTTTTCTTGTTTTCTTTAGTAAAAAATAAGTTGGGTTACCTCCTGAAGTAGAAAATACAGTTACTTCTGTAGGATCACCTGAACTTGATACTGAAAAATCAATCGGATCTTCTATTAAGAATGATGTATTTTGAATATTGGGTGATGCTGCTCTAGCATTTTGGTTAATAAATAAAGCATAATCAAAATCAGGAATATATGTTGAACCAGATAATTTAGCAGGTACTTGTTGATAAAAATCAATTTCAGTTGTTGCAACTTGAGTTACATTTGGTTTATAACCAAACATATAAGCTAATTCATACAAATTATTTGTTTGACGAGCATATTGTAAATAAGTTTCTTGTAATTGATTATCAAGATAAAATGATAAAACATCTCCAACATACGCTGCCATTTCCATAAACATCATTCCAGGTGATGCTTCTGTAAAGTCATTATAGGTTGTTGGAAAATAAGTTCTAGCATAGTCAATTAAGTTTGCTCTTAATTCACTAAAATCTTTATTTATATATTGTATATTTCTTTTTTTAGTAGCCATTATGTAAATGCTAATTGTATTGTATCTGTTAAACCTGTATCTTTAATATTATATTTTAAAGTTACTGATATTTGATTTATATCTGGGAACGAATCTATTTCTAGACTCCCTATAATAACATTTGGAAAAAATAATCCAATTTGATTTTGAATATCTTCTTTTAAATAATTTACATTACCTTCATCTATTTGTTGAAATATAAATGCTCTTAAATTTCCACCAAAAGTTGGATTTAAATATCTTTCATCTTTATTTGTTAAAAAATAGTTAATTAAATTATTTTTGATAGCATCTTTTGTAGTATAAGTAATAGGAAAAACAGCCGGAGCATTAAAAGGTAAACCAATTCCTACACCCGTTCCAGGGCGTGTATCTATAGGAAATATTTTTTTCGCTCCAAAAGCCATTATTTATTCATTAAACCCATTATCATATCTAATCCTACTTCGCCTTCAGGTAAAGCTCCATTAACTGGGTCTACTGGACCTGTTGAGTTAAAAGGAATATTATTAGTATTAGCTACTCCTCCATTTTGCATTTCACCTAAAATCCCTCCAAACATTGCATGTCTTTCTGCAGGTGTTAATTTTTTAGGATTGTTTATTTGTGGTTGAGCATATGTATTTTTAACTTGTTCGGTAACAATTGTTTTAGGGGTACGAATAGCCTCTAAAAGAATTTCTTTTAATTCTTCTTGAATAGCTTCTTTTACTGATTCTTTGATGATGTTTTTAAAATCTGACGGTTTCATTGTTTATAAATATTAAATTAATAGGCTTTTAAATTATCTCTATCAATTATTAATTTTAATTCATTGATGAGAATTTGTGAGTTTGTTGTAAATGATAATTCAGTTTCAATTAATGGGATTCCTTGTACATTTTTACCAACTGCTTTTCTACGAATTATTGTATCGTTAAATGGTACTTCTTGAATTTCAATAATAAAACCTTTATAAGTAATATCATTTATTGTTTGTGTTGATCTTAATTGAGCTTCTGTTATATTTACTAGGTTTTGAGATATTGGGGAAATAGTTGAATTGGGTGAGCATTTTTTTAATATTACATCTATAAGACCTAATGCTGTAACAGCGTTAGATATAAATCGTGATGTTAAAGATATAGGAACTGCTGTTCTATCAATTATTAGTTTTATCTTATTTAATTTTGAATTTCCTAAAATATCAAATGTTAAATTATTTGATACTTCATTGGCTTGTAATACTAAACTTGCAAAAGGACCTGGAACTGGACTTGCGGCTGTTGCCGCTATTGCTGCTGGTTTGAGTCCTTTTAATGTTCTTGCTGTGGATATTAAAGTATCTAATATAGTTGATGTTATTCCTATAGTACCAGTAGTTAAATCTAAATATTTATTAATTTGATTTAAGGTATTTACTATATTATTTCTTTGAGTTATAAACTCGTTTAATTGAGCTTCAGGTAAACATAAACCATCAGGTGTTGTTAAATTAGATAAAAGTAAATCTAATTGAGGTTGAACAATGTCATTTATTTGTATTCCTTTTTCTAAAATAAGTTGCCCTAATTTTTCTGAGCCTGTTGATTTTAGACTATCAGGTAATGAATTTTCGAATAATTGTAAATCTATAGTAGCCATTATATTAATTTATTTACATTAGATTTTGTTTTTTCTAAATCAGCAGATATTTTAGGTAATTCAGATAATACTAACTGTGCGGCTGATGCTGCTTGAGGAACCGATTGTAATGCAGTTGATAATAACTGTATTTGAATTAATAACTTTTGTAATTCAGCTATTAATAAATCTCCTTTAATCATTGATTCAGTAGCATCTTTAGATCCTAAATAAACATTTGAACTTTGAACTATAAACTGAGAAGTATCAATATTAACTCCTGAATTAGAGCTTAGACTAATACTTTTTGCTGAACTTAGTAAAATATGATCTTCCGAAGAATCAAAAACTAATCTACCTGAACTTATCATTACTTGTTTGCCTGAGTATTTGTTTGGTGAGGTTGGTGCTGTTTTATAGCTAGTATAATTAGTACTAGCTGCTTCTAAAGGAATATTTTGTGTACTTGTTAAATAAATAGAAGATTCATTATTATTAATATCTTCTTCTATTGGTAACCAACCTTCTTCGGTTTGTTTACCTTGTCCATTTCTTAATATTAAAATAGGATCTCCTGAAGTACTTGGACGTTTAGACCAATTATTTAAAGGACTATCAATTGGTGGTTTTGTAGTAACAGTTGATCCTAATCTTATACTATTCCCCCATCTTCCTTCATATATAACATCACCTTCAAAAGGTAATAATGGATGTATATTAGAACGTTCTTCAAAAGTGTTACCTAAATTTACTTTTAATGTTTGGTTAGTTATTTTGCTAGTATTTCCTAATTCTGTTTGATTATATCCTTTTTGTTGTGTTGGTGGTTTTTCATTAGAATTAGAAGGATAAGCATTGTGGTGTGGATGATTCCAAAGAGCAACAGTACTAACATAATATGAAATTGTATTTGATGTTAGTTGTCCTATTAATGTACTTGGAAGAGATAATATATAAACAATTTCATTAATTAATGGATAATTTTTTATATTACCATATAATGGTTTTGCTGTTGGAAGAGGATTTATAATATTTGGTTTTATTACATTTTCGTATTCTATAGTACCTAAAGCATCCCACTCTCCAAGATCTTTAAATCTAGGATGAGTTTCATCTAAAACTATACTTTTAACACGTACTACAGTTAATAATTCATTGTTAATTCCTGTATTTGGAATTTGATTATTAGTAATAATATTATTAACTTTCTTAAAACCATAGGTACTCATTATTTACCTCCTTTTAATTCATTTACAGCTGAAAGTAATTGTTCTTTTTCTTCATCTGAAATTGTTAATGTCCCATCTACTGATTGTGTTTGCATAGCACGTTGTGCTAATGCTGCCATTTTAATTAATAAATCATCATTTTTAACACTTATTTCTAAGTATTCTTTTATTAAAGGAACAATCAATGTAGCATCTCCTATCTCAGATATTAATGGTTTTAATTCATTTATAAGAGCTACTAATTGAGTGTCTTTTTTCTTTTGATTATTATAGATTTCTTCTAACAGATGTGAAAATTTCTTTTTACCAAAAACAATATTATCAAATTGTGACATAAATATATAATTTTTTATTATAAATATTAATGTTAGAATTTTATATATTCATTTTCTAAATAAAACGAGTATCCTTTTCTAAATACATCGTATAGTTGATTTGTTATTTTTGTAATTTTAGGTGTTTTAGCATCTATTATTTCACGAATATAGATGTAAAGTGCTTTTTTATTAAAAATATCTAAATGTTCTCTTTTACGAAATAATTCTAATACAGCATCAGCTATTTGAGCATCTTCTGATTTAGGAAACATTATAAATATATTTTCGGTACAATATTTAACATATTCATCTATATAATAAGATAAACGTTCTATTGGTTGAGTATCTTCAAGTTCATATGAGTGATTTTCATCTTCTTCTAATACTTCTATATCAATATTATCAACTCTTTTTTTATAGTTTTTCTGATTATATAAAATTAGCCATCTTTTGGTAATAGTTCCAAAATAGGAATATGCTTTAGCTCCATTTTCAGGATTAAATCTGTGTATTTTAGATAATAAAAATGTTATAATTTCGTGTTGTAAATCTTCTATATTTTCTACTTCAGTATAATAAAATTTAAAAGTATGAATAATGTTTTCTGTTAATTTAAAGAAAGCATAATGGATTTCATCTCTATAGATATTCGAACGTTCCTCAGGATCCTCAGTATTATTATATCTTACAATAGCATCTTCTGTTTCTTTAGTAAAATATTGAACACTTTTTTTCTTTTTCTTTACTACTAATTCTTCCATATTAGATATTTTTTACGTTAAATGAATTTAGTATATCTTGAAGAGCTTTAATTTGCTCAAAGAAAAAACCAACCTCATCATCACTTTTAAAGGAACCTTTTTCATCTACTTCTTTCATTTTTTTATCTGAAAATTCAATTATATCTGACATTTTATTTAAGTATGTCATATAACTGGATAATATATCTTCTTGGGCTTCGTTTTTCTTTAGAAGATTATAAGTAGTAAATCCTAGTACAGCACATAATATTACTAGAAAAATAAGTAAGAATATCATAGACTATCTAATAAATTTTTTAATCCTTCACTTTTAACTGTACCTAGTGCTTTTTGTTTAACATTAGTTTTAGTTTCTGAAGTAGATATTTTTTTAGGAGCTTCTGTAATTTCACCATTAAATTTAGGTAACCATTCTTTTTCAAATTCAATACGAGCAGCCATTAAATCAGCTTGATGAACAATAAAAGGTAATGAAGTACGTGGTTTTTGTTCTGGAGAATAAGACATTAAATATTTTTTATTACCTTCATCATATAAACCATCATGAGTCTGAATAGTAATCATTTCATTAAATGTATATTTTATATCATGATCTTGTAATAAGAATAATCCTCTATCAGGTACAGATGCAAATGCTAATTTATTATTAAATTTATAATCTTCACCTAATTTTTCGCGTCTCCATTTATCATCTTGTTCAATATAAGATTCATGTTCTTCATCCCCCATTTTACCTAAATCATGATTTAGAGCAGAAAATACTAATTCTTCTTTAGTATAAGTATTCAAATCAGCTCCCATTTGACCCCACAAATCATGTAAATTAAGAGCACATGTAATAACACGATTAACATGATCTACATAACCTCCAGGGAATGAATTGTGGTATTCTTTTTTATGTGCAGCAGGCATCATAATAATTCGCTCTTGAAATTTATTATAAAATTCCATTAACTTAGTTCTACGTGGTTCAGAAATGTGGTCTTCAATAAAACCCATCATTCGAACCCAATTTTGTTGGATTTCTTTAGCTTCTAACTGCATAACTATTAATATTGATTAATTTCTCCCGGTGATAGTGGTTCTTGTTGAACAAACGCTTTAGCTTCATTAACTTTATCTTTAACATCGGCTATTACATCTTCAAATTCTTCTCTACTACCCTGTCTTTTTAGGATAAAGTCTAATTTAGACATATTAGATTCTATTGTTTCTAATCTCCTCATTATTATTTCTCTGTTTTTCATAATTACATTTTTTAATATGATTAAGAAGATACAAGAGAAATCCTGGGTATCCAAGCTAAAGTTAATCTTTTTTTAAAGCTTCTACTATTTTAAAAATATGAGCACATTTTTCATATTCTTCATTGTCCTGAAGATGTAAAAGTATTTTGTTTAGATTTTTAATTAATGTATGATCTCTGAGTTGTAATAATGATGATAAATGAAGTGGTATTGTAATATCTAATTTACTAATATACTCCCAGGCTCTTTCATACACAAAATGTTCACCTGCTTTTTCAACATCAGCCATATTTACTTTAGAACCATCTTCACGAAATAATGAAATAAATTTTTTACTAAATAAATCATAATTTAACATAATTTTTTTAAACATCCCTACCCAGTAATAAGGATGATCTTTAAAATCTACCAATACAATATTTTCAGGAGCTGGTTTAACTTCTGGTTCAAACATATTGAAAATTTTGTCTATATTCATATTTATAGTGTATATAACGTATTATCTTATAATAATCAATAAGTACATCGATTATATATAAAAATATTATTTAAACAAAGGATACGAGGTTCCAGGTTGTTTTTTAATTGTTTGTAGTTGTTTAATTGTTTTACCAAAGGTTTTTTGAAAATGAGGAAAATCCCATCTTTTACCTTTTTTATCTATAAGATATTTCCAACCGTATTTTAAAAATATTATAGTAATTTCATTCCAATCTGCTACACCGTCTTTATCAAAATCACCATTTACATCCCAAGATGCTGATTCATAAGTACCATTTCCATCTCTATCTACTAATAAAACAATATCAATAGCTAAACCATAGTTGTGATAACTTTGACCACCTTTAGCATTAGTTACAATACCTAATCTTTTACCTTTACTATCAAATAATTTTGTTCTTCCTTGAGCATAAAGTTGATTTTGTTCTTCATTAGTTCTAAGAGTATGAGCAAATCTACAAATTACATTTTTAGGTAACACAGAACATATTTCAGTGTACATCTGTAAAGCCTCAGTTCTTATATCTGGGTGAAGTGTTTTAATTCTTTCTAAAGTTAAATTATCCATAATTATTCTTGTATTTGTTCTATAACGGGTTCTTCGGTTTCTTTTTTATTTCTTCTACTAAATTTTTCAGCTACAGTTCCTAAACCGTAAGCTATAGTTGTATATTCTACAGCTTCTACTGAGATATCTGTTTGATATATAAACATATAAACTATTAAGGAAATAAATCCTATAGCTCCTAGTACTCTTTTATGAGATACTCCCTCTTTAGAGGAAAACATATCTGTTATAAACTTTTTCATATATAATCTGTGTAATATTTTTTATCTTCTATATTATAACTTCTTACATATAATTCTTTTAACCTATCAGGATCTGTATCATATAATGATTTTAATACCTTAGGACTAAATACTTGTAAATTTTTTATTTTATATTGTTTACACAATTCTTTTTCTATCTTTTGATCATTAAGACTTGTAAAAGATGTTGTAATATATTCATATTGTTTTAATACTTGAGTTATATCAATTTGACTAAATAGCTCGTAAGAAGTGTCGATTGTTTTTGGTCTAGAAAATACTGTAATACAATGTGTTATTTTATCTTTGTATTTTCTTATTAATTCATTAGTACATGTGTGGTGTAATACACCTCCGTCAAAATATATATCACCATTAATTTCAACACCCTCAACAGCAAAAGGAATTGATGCAGAAGCCATTGTATAATCTAAATATTGATCATAAGTACAACTACTAATATCAATTAATTCAAATCCACCTGTGTTAAAATTAACTACTCCAACATATATTTTAGGATAATCGCCATTCACATATTTATAGAAATCTTTTTCAGTGACTAAACTAGACAGTTTTAAATATAAATTATTTTGAGTTCCTAACGAAGGTTTACCTAATAACAATCTCCATACACCTTTGAAAGTTATTTGTCCTTTTTTATTTACAGGTTTATTATCAAATATATCATCTGGAGTAATACTAAGTACTAAACTCTTTAATTGATCCCACTTACCTAAGGCAATAGGTAAAGATAATAAAGCACCTGAAGATACACCAGTAATAATGTCTGGCCTATATCCAAATTCTTTTATAATTCGCTCTGATTTAGCAAATAATGCTCCAATTTTAGTGGCTCCTCCTGATAAATTATAGACTTTCATAAGTTTGTCCATAATAAATATGGATAAACAAATAAAATATTAGATTAATTTTTTAATAACAAAGCGTATTAATTATAGCATATTTGGCAGGCCTATAAGGATTCGAACCCTAAACAATGAGGTTGGAGCTCATTATGATACCATTTCACCATAGACCTATTTGTTGCGGTCGCCGGATTCGAACCGTGACTCGGGCTTATGAGGCCTGAATGTTACCATTACACTACCACCGCAATTTTTGCTTCTTCGTTCACACCGCTCCTTAGAGACTACAGTGACTGGTTGTTTATACTAATATATCTACCAAAGAAGCGTTTCTCGATATATTAATATCCGGGAGCCACTTGTCGGGATCGAACCAACGACCTACTGATTACAAATCAGTTACTCTACCAGCTGAGCTAAAGTGGCCAAATCCTAAACAGTGTCTATTGATCAAGTAGTCTTATTTAGGGGTGTCAATTTAGCTTATGCCTTGGGCTATTCACTTGTTTGACGAAAAGACCACTGAAGTGTGCTGTTCTTACGGGAAGCATCGTGGTACTGCATTGTTATGTTATAAATATAGCGCCTTTTTTTCTTATTGCCAAACTAAAATAAAAAAAGCCCCTGAAAAGGGGCTTGAAAATAAATAAAATGGATTTGATGTTACCACTCAAAAACAAAGACAGTGATTTCTTTTTCACTATTCTTCATTCTGCGTTTTGAAATTTTGTACATTTCATTAGCAAGTAATTGTGGAACGTTGCGTCTACCTGCCATCACGTTATTAACGTGAGAAACAGAGTAGCCTGTTTTTTCTGATAAGCGAACAGCGTCGCCTTTTCTTTGGCGAGCTGAGAAGAACGCTTGTTTTGCTGTGCGGTTTAGTTTTTGACTCATAACTTTTAAAATATCAATATACTATAAAATTATTTAATATCCAAGCTATAGTGGAAGATTCTTTATAAACAGCAGTTGACCCTACTCAATCCATCAATCCATATATACGATCCCTTATATGTCTATAAGTGTATATTACGTTAGGCGATGCCTTATGTATTTTGCGGTTGATCTTGCGTTATAGACCCTACAAATCGGTAATATAACACGGCTTCCCACCCATTGTCATTAAATGGTATACAAGTGTAGTGAGTAATATCATTTACATTACTTACACCCCAAACGTACGTTTTTGGTTTCATTTGGATGTAATCAGGATTATTTAGAATTTCTTCTGGTTTTAGATACTTCATTTTTCTTGTGTTTATATTCGGTTAATATATAATTCCAAACAAATAGGAACAGTTCATAAGCGTCTTGCTTTGATTTACCATAGCCTATTATTTTTAGTTTTTGACTATAGCACATCCAGTAGTCACCTTCTCTAAAATATGTAAATAATTTTTTGTTTTTCATCTTTGTAGTCAGGACAGGATTCGAACCTGTATGTTTACTAATTTAGGTAATCAGACGACCAACTCTGAACCACTTAACTTTCAACGGCCTACGTCTACCATTCCGCCACCTGACTGTTTTTCAAACACTTTACTAAACTTGGTTTTAGGGTAACATTTAGTATTACCATTAGGTAATAAAATTACAACCCAACCAATACCATAAGGTTGTGTATCATAAGCAACAACAAGGTAATCCTTCATATTATGAAGAGTATAATCACATTCAGAAGCATTTTTACATGTTACATATTTTTGTTTCATAACTTTTTTATGTTAGCAGTCAGGACAGGACTCGAACCTGTACGAACACACGCCCTATTTTAATAACGGTTGTGTTCTACGTATAGCGTCTACCACGATATTTAGTTGCAACTGCATTATCAATATCTTTTCGCCACCTGACTATATTATTTATTTTATCATTTCAATTACAATGGATATAATCAATGACCACCCAATTATTCCAAAAAATATATATGGTAATCTGTAATCATCCCATGTTGGTTTTTTGAATAATAAAATAACTTTCAATGCTTCTTTCATAGTTTTCATATTTTAGTAGTCAGGACAGGATTCGAACCTGTGGCCTCTCAGCAGTTTCCCACCGAGCGAAGTACCAAACTCTTCCACCTGACTATATTTTATGTAGTAAATATACGTATATCCTTTCATATAGCCAAATTTTTATTAAAGAAATCTTTTTTTGATTTTGCGATTTTTGAGAAAAAATGCCTATATGGAATCAATAATCCAATTATGGCTTATTTGGATTTTGGGATTATGTTTTGTCGCGGTTGGTATATTTGTATATATTTGTCGGCGGGTTATACCTATATTCGATCTATAAATTAATCACACTTTTTTTGACATATATGCATACGGTATATGGACAACGGCATGCGTGGGGCTCTACTATTTATGTATACCGTACGGCGTACGTACGGCCAACAGATAGACCCCCCCCTCTTTCTAGGGGCCAGAGCCCCAGACCCGCTAGAGACAAAAAGGCCGGAACCCATTGGTCCCGGCCTTCATGTTTTGTGGGGCGTGATCCTATTATCCGAAAATCACTTCACCGTACATTATGGTCTGAAGGATCACATCTGCTGTTCCTGCATCGTCGGTTTCGTTCTTCATTTCTAGTAGGCGCTCTGGATCTACACTGGACATTTTAGTGTGTACATCCTCTAGGGTGATCTGCTTGCTGTACTCTCCATCGCACTCAACATCTTCGAACCCGAATGTGTTTCCGTCTCTCAGGATTTGCATCAACACGTCTTCAAAGCATGGGCTTGTGAGTTTTGATTTTGCTTGAGCATAATGGTCTTTGTTGTAATTGAATTCTAAGCCGTAGCCATTCATTTCAGATAAACCATTACATAGGGCATTGTAAAAAAATTCTTCGCTTTCTTGTGGTGTTAAAATTATTTGCATACTGTTATTTATTATGGGGTGAACATACAAATAAAATATTGTGTATCCAAATATTATTTAGGCATACTCAAACACACCAAAATTAATTAGTCTTAATGCTGTAGTGGGACCTATATCATCTCCTATTTCACGGCACTCTAGATAGATTTTGGGTTTAGATGGATCAATTCCTGGGGCAAATCCTGTTACAGTATAAACATCACCCACATCAATATATGATAATCTGTTACCTCTAGGTTCTACAGCATTAGCTTCTTCAGCAGTATTGAAATAAAGGCTAGGGCTACGAGGATTCTCTGGATCGGAAACCCGATACACTTCTTTCTTTACTCGGAGCTTATCTCCTACTTTTAACCTACGTGGGTCTACTTTTATTGGATTACCTATTTTTATCTCCTTTACCTCAGACTTTCTAATATGTTTAAATGCTCCTAATCTTGATATTGAGATAATTGTTGCAATTAATATTGTATTACCTACAGAATATGGATCATTACTTTGAATACATGTTGCCACTAAAATATTATCTTTTTTTAATTCCCACACATCATCCTTATATGTAAATACCCCATATTCTCCTTGTTGGGGTGTTAATGTTGGTTTATCTCCTTCTTCATCCCAGTATACTGTTTTAATTACTATCAGTTTATCTCCTGTTTCAAGACGTTTAATATTAACTGTAAGTGGATTATCCACTTTCATCTCCTTTATGCCTGCTAGTTCCTGTAGACGTCTAAATTCATCATTCATAATCATAAATATAGAACCGGATTAACTATTCTTGTACATACCTAAATGCTGCATAATCTAGCATTCTTTGAATATGGTAACTGCCCATCATAGTACGTGCCTTTCCTTGACCTTGAACAAAATTTAATTGACCAAACTGGCCAAGACGTTCTACTTTCCACACATCACCACTCATAACATATGGAGGATGATCTTTAGTTGCTCGTAGTTTATCCCCTATCTTAAGTTCATCATATGTTGGGATTGGATTTCTTACTGTTATCTCCTTTATGCCTGCAAGTTTTTGCATGCGTTTAAATTCTTCATTTAATATTTGCTTTTTCATAATCATAAATATTGTTCGTAATAGAAGGGATGCTCTATGAGCACCCCAACCTTAATAATAAAACAGCACTAAAGATTATTTGTACTTAACAGTGTAATAAACACTATTAATGCAACTGTGAATGTGGTGATAATCCCCACTTTGATCCTGTCTGTTGGGTTCATTGTTATTGATTTATTGTTCATATTGTTTGATTGATTTGAGAGCTACTCCTAAATAAATTGAAATAATACACATTAAAAACATCCCCATGATGTCTCTAAATGCTAATAGTACAACAAATGTTATGCTTGTTAATACTAATAATGTTATGACTTTGGTTTTAATATTCATACTGTGAACATACGATTTATGTTTTGTGGTTCCAAATGAGTAGTCAGGACAGGAATCGAACCTGCATTTAATCCACCATGATTAATCATACCTTACACATCCATATTTCTATGAATGTTTATCGGTATAGCGTCTACCAATTCCGCCACCTGACTATGTTTAAAGAGCTTCGTAATATTCTTTTAGAAAATAGTTTTTATCCCACTTACCATTGATTTTATCTTTTGTTTTATACTTACCCCAACTCTTACTAAATGTAAATATTGTACCTAATTTCTCTGAACCTGGGTATTGTTTTATTAATATGTATGCTTCTTTCATAACTTTTTTTTATTTAGTAGTCAGGACAAGATTTGAACTTGCAATATCGGCTTGATTTTTATGTCTTGCTTCTGCGCTACCTTTCCGCCACCTGACTATTTTTATTTCCCCATATATTCTCTATAAGTCATTATACTTGCAATTACAGCTCCACCCATACAAATAATTCCAAATAAATGTTTAGCTACTAACATTACTACAAACATCACCATGGATAAGATTATTATTATTTCTAATTTATTTTTCATAATGTGAACATACAATCTTATCCTTAATCAAACAAATATATTCTATAATTATTATATAGGGCTACTCGGTTTATATCACTTAGGACACCATATCTGTCCTTAATGGTCTCTTTCAGTTCACGCGCACCCAGGCCCTCGTTAAGGCCTTCACTCATGAACTGGGCAAACGTGTCGTTCGACTCATCCACTTCATCCTGCTTCGTGCCCGACAACCCACACCATTCAGCCTCACTCACCTCAGATATAAACATGCCCGTGGAAAATCCCTTCAAGCTATATCTCCTAACAAATTGATCTGCATTGCACCATATGAATATGTTCTCTTTACCTTGAAGATAATAAACCTCATCTGGGCCTATAATTACTCCAGGCGAGGGGAACTGACCCACACTAAACAGGCCCCCTGGGTACCCATGCCCCATCATAATGATTCGATCGTGTGCTTGGATCAGCTCATGTAGCTCTTTCCGGGTCGTACCCCCAGTAATCACTATCTTATCTGGGATCCCAGCGTAGATAGGCTTCAGGAAATCCGTCGACCTATCTTTAGGGTGTATTATTAATGTTTTCATTATTCTATTATTTCGTATTCGTCTATACCGTCAATTATATTTAAACCTCTACCATTATCCCATTTTACCTCAAGGATGTTTTGGCCCTGTACCACGTTTTCTTTAATAACGGTTCCTAATGTTCCTGGTTCTACTGGATCAAAATCATCCATTTTGATTAGTTTTATTCTTTTTGGTATCATAATATTGTGAACATACAAAAAGGGATCTGGTTATCCAAATCCCTCTTTAAGCCTGTCGCCAATCTTCTATTGCTAGAAAATATCTTTAAAATATTAATGTTGCTAAAATATAAATTATTGAACCTAACATAGTGCAGAATAAACCTGCTTCAATTCCTTTTAATATTATTCTTTTTATATTCATAATGTGAATATACAATGTTAGTTTTATTTCTCCAAATCTATTCTTTTATCTCCAAAAGCACTTAATCCTGCATTCCAATTAATAATATAATGTATACATTTACCTCCACGACCTAACCAAAATATTCTTTGTTCTTTGTTAAAGTTGTTTGTTTTGTTGTTGTTATTATTATTCATAATGTGAACATACAATTTTTATTTTGTTCCTCCAAAAGGATTTAAATGTATTACATTTTCACCTACAATCATAACTTTATCTTTAACTCCATTATCATATCTAATGGTAATAGTATTATCATCTTCCTCAATTATAAATGCCCCATTAACTTGTTCTTCAGCTTCTTCTAATTCATATTCATTACATAACCAATCAATTATTTGTTGATATTCTTTATCTTTTTTATTTATTATTTTCATACTGTGAACATACAAAAAGAGAGTTATATTTCAAACTCTCTCCTTAATTGTTTTTTAAAACATTCCTCCGTCAATTACAAAACATTTTCTTTCTTCTTCATCATCTTCAAAATACACCTTTTCTACTCCACAACTGTCAATTTCATTATTATAAGTCCAATCTGTAGGATCTGTACCTCTAATGATTACTTCAACACTTTTGTCTTTAACTTTGTTTAGTCTGTTAATTAATTCTTGTACTGTCATATTATTATTTATTATTATACTGTGAACATACAAAAAGAGACTTAGTTACCCAAGTCTCTTCTTTAAAACATAATAACCCAATTACCAATTTTCTACTAATTCACCTTCTTCAAAAGTGTATATTTGTTTTTCTGATTTAATTTCTGTTACAGTCTGAGAATTAATCATTCTATAACCTTCACTTTTTAAATCATAAACAGGTATTAAACCTTTTTCAATAGGATCATAAGCTAACTCTCCACCTTTAAGGTGTTTTGTTACTTTTCTTCTACCATTCAACACTCTTACTGTACCATCTTTCTTAATAAATGTAACTGTGAAGATTTTATCTCCTAACAATTCGATTACGTTTTCTACTTTCATATTAATTATTATTATGATGTAAACATACAAAAAGGGATTCAGTTACCCAAATCCCTTTTTGTAATAATAATAAAACTTATCTTTTATTTTCGTAAACGAATCTAATACCTTTTCTACTTGATCTCATATCAGCTGTACCTGTAGAATAATCTTG